TCACCCTGTTTTTGTGTTGACGATCACCCAATCTTTTCCTCTGTCATCATTATATTTGTCTGTCATTTTTCTTGATTTATGGCCGAGTAATTTTTGCGTGTCGACACCTTGTTCTCTGTACAAGCGTTCTGATAATGATCTCTGTTCGTGAAAAGTGGGTGGGGATCCCTTATCCCATTTCAGTCCACTTCTGTCACGTGCTTTTTTGAATGTTGAAGTTAAAGAACTGGTTGAAACCTGAGCACCGCGGTTTGCTTGTGAGGTGGTATGTCTGAAATGCACAAGATATTTACTGATGACTGCATCCCGGCATTTAGATACAACGTCCCGAAGAGTTAAACCCAGCGCTTCACATTTCAAGTCCAATGGTATGGCTAAACGCGATCCTGTTTTTTCCTGTTCGACATGGAGCATATCGTCCCATATGTCTTTAAACTTCATGTTACAGATATCGCCCAAACGCTGACCTGTTATTATCGCGAGCAACATTCCACACTGGAGGTATGGTTCTTGCTTTTCGGCAGCTTCATAAATAGTTTTCCACTCTTCCAGAGAAAGACGCTGACGAGTGACTTTGTTTCTCGGCTGCTTGGTCGCCAGGGCAGGGTTATAGCCTGGAGGGACATGACCGTTATGTTGCGCTTCTTTGAATACATCAATCAAAACCATGCGAACAACTTGCGCCATACGATTATGGCCTTCAGCCTTAACTGCATCCGTTATCTCAGAGATATCCAATGCGGAAATATCTTTCAAATATTGCATACCGCAATGTTCGCGAAATAACCTAACTGGTTTTGCTTTCTGTCGATAAGAATTAGGTCTGAGTTCACGGTGTTTTAACCGTTCGTTCTGAATTTCAATATACTTATCAATCCACTCAGTGACAGTAATGTCCGTTCTTCTGCCTTTCATTCTGGCAAGACAGTCGTTAACACTAAGAACCTGCCTGGTTCTTTGTTCTGCAATGATCGTGTTCGCTTCGGATGCAACCTTTTTAGCTTCCACTTCATCAGTACCCAAGCTGTGAAAGCGTCCGGAAACAGGATGTTTATATTGCCAATAAATCTTGCCCGTCCGCTTATCAAGCTTGCAGTATAGATTCGGAATTGAAATTTTGTGAGAACGTGGTCTAGCAGCCATCTGCAATAATCCGTTGTAATCTTGGACTGGCGTTTGCCGGAATTTTCGGTTCGGCAAGCGTACCAACAAATCGAGCATTACGGTCTACCATCCAGTAACGACCTACTTTAACAGCTGGAGGTATCATCATTTTGCCTTTAGCGTATTTCTTAAGGATACGCTCACTTGGTGCTTGCGCTCCGAACTCCTCATTGGCCCAGTCGAGTAAGGGGATCATTCGTGACATTTATTTTTCTCCACAAAGCCCGGCTGCACCCGGGCTATAACATCAAATATCAGTGCTGGTGGTCGGTATTAATATCAACCAGATAAACACCCGGAATTACCGGAGAGTTGCCAGCCTGCCCCATTATTTTCTCGTATTCGGAAATCTGATGATCTACTGGTTGTGACAGGTCGCGATATTTACTCTGAAGCAGGGCGACGCGGCTTTCTGTCCATGCCTTCCACATATGCCGCGTGTAGCTGTCAGCGTAGTTTTCGCCATGAAGAAACTTACCCATTGCGAAATCATATTCTTGCCGCTCGCGCCCCCACTTCTTAAGCATCCACGCCTCAAATTCAGCGCGGCCATCATCCGGCACTACCGGCACTGGCTGGGCGCTGTACTCATGTGCCACAGCCATTTGTGGGTGATTGGGATTATTACACGGTACTCCACACACCTCACAGACAGCGTGCTGTATCCCGTCCAGCCTGCGGCGTTCCTGTAGCTCTCGCATCGCCGCTGCAATATCGGTGTAGTCAGTCAAAACTGAATCGTCGCAGATTTCAGCGCGCGCCAGAATTTCAGCTATTTTCCTGTCTGTTAGTTTGTTATTGCTCATCGCAATACATCCTCCACACTGATTAACCCTTTACGGCTCAAATAGTTCATTGCGGCGCCGTGTAACTTGCTGTTCGGCCTGGCGTTTCTAAGCGAGTGGGCCAGACGCTTAATCCACATCGTTAATTCTTCCACTTGCTTTTCTGCTTCTTCCAGTTGTTCGCGCACCTGTCGCATATCATCACGCTGAGTAAGTGCCGATTCAGGCATGGAATGTTCGGCACACGGGATTATTGTGTGAACGTCTGAGTATTCGCCGCCGCCGTCACTGAATGCCATTACACAACCACACTTTGATTTGCCGTTCACAAAGACAATTTTGTTACTCATAATGACCGTCCTGCACGTTGCGTAACCAGATACAGACCGCGCCGTCTTCGGTGTCGTGAATGGAACCGACAAACCAGCCGTTACCTGCTGGCGGATCTGGTTGCCACGTTGAAATGTCGCACCCGTCAACGTCAGGATCTATTTCCTCGTCATCCAGGTATGAGACTTTCCATTCCAAACCGTTAGCTTCCAGCCAGGCATTTAACTCGTCTGGAGAGATAACCTCACGACCATCGCAAAACTGTTCGTACAGCGGGTGAGTCCAGTAACCGTAATTATCGCGCTCTACGGGTAATGCAGTGATTTTGTTCATTATCATTTCAGGCGGTCAGCGACCGCCAGCCTCCGTTATGCGGTTATGTATTCCGGCTTCATATCGTTAAGATTGATGCGGTACTTGTCGTACAACTCGTCGCCAATATGCCGTTTTGCCGCAGTGAGTACCTTTTCGGCTGCTTCAAAACCCGCCACGGATTCTGGTTCTCCTGGACGCGGAATAGCATTAATGGCTGTCTCAACCAGATTGCGATGTTTAACCAGGTGATAGCGGCGTGTGGCCTTATTTTTCAACTCAGTAAAAAGTGCTGTGCCTAACGTGGGTTTCGCCGAATTGATATCGTTTCCGACTGCGGTTGCATCTTCCAGCGTTTCAGCAGAATTGATACGAGTACGGAATTCATCAGCCACAGCATCAACGTTTGTTGTCGGCTCCTGCCCGGTGGTGGTTGTTTCCTGGGCGCTATTGTTGATATCACGCATGGTGATGTTTTCCTGTGGGGCAGGATTGATAATTTTCTCATTCCGCTCTTCCAGTTCATCTGGTGTGTAAACGCCAAGAATAACGTCTGGGCAGTACAGACGAGCCCAGCGTTTCACCGCAAGGTAGGCCAGTTGCTGACGTGGATCTGATGCCCATAGTGTTGAATTTCGTACCTGAGCCTGAGAGAGCATCAGAATAAGCTCCCGTGGTTCACTTTCACCTTTCAACGTGGCATATGCGCGTACGCCAACTCCTTTTTCATCGGCCAGGCTCCAGCCAGGAACAATATATTTATTTCCTTTGGTGCTGGTTTTCTCCACGAAACGCCCAACAATATTTTCCCATGTACCAAACCATTCGAAGTGAATGCGATCTTTAGTAGGGGCCATGCTGTTAACAACGGCGTTAACCAGTTGAGCCTCATAACCCAGGACACCGGAATCTCCCACGATAAAGGTTTTCTGTGCGACAGCGAACGGGTCCATGCCCCAGCGCGCAGCCTGCATCACGACAGCCATGCAGGAGTCTGGTTTACCGCGAAAGTGAGCAGGGACAAAATTACCGCTGTTAGCCATGACCTCTGAAAGCGTACGCAGGCGGTTAAACAGTTCACCATTTGTCAGGATAGAAACATTGTCTATTTTCTGTGTCTGGTTATCAGTTGTAGCTATTGAAGTGGACATTTATGTTTCCCCTTATGCCATTTCACGAAGCGCTTCGAGGCGGCGCAGGTCGTAATCGTTCAGTTCGTCGGTGTAGTCTGCGGTGACTGGCGCAGGCCATTCGCCTGTATCCATTGCGTTGGCGATAGCGCGGATGGTCCGGCGATACTCAAGCTTCCCGAGTTCCAGCAGTGAATCAGACGCCCACACAACGGCCACCCAGTGATAGCCTTCGTCTTTGTTCACGAAGATCCAGGCGAATTTGTCCAGGTCGGCTACGTTGCAGTACATACCGGCGCTGAGGTGGTAATCGCGCATGGTTATTTCGCGGTGAAGCCGTGATTTCAGGGAGTCTTCTTTCACATCCCACATGCTGATTGTTTTCAAGTCGAAGCCAATGCGCAGACCTTCGTACTCGAGTTCAACATCCGGGCGAACACGGATGTCCAGCCCTGTATCGTCATCGATGCCGAAGTAGCTGACTTCGACGGCACGTGTGGGGTTCTGTAGTAATTTTCCGGCCTCCGGATGAGCGTAGAGAGCAGACTGGATAGCCAGCGCAGTCTCGTACTGCTGGCGGGTAACCAGGATTTTATTGCCCGGGTTTTCACGCCATGCGTCAAGCAGCTCGTCGGCGAATACCGCATCCGGCTTGACGGATTTCACTGCCTGAATCAGATCCGCTTTGGCACCGGATACTTTCAGCGGTTGGGGCTTCTGTGCTTCCTGCGCAACGAGATCAGGATTGATGATTGCCAGTTGCTCAAGGAGCGCGTCGCGGTTGCCACTGGTTCTCACCTGTGGCGGTAGGGTGGCGTTGTATTCCTTTATGCAGGCCTTCATTGTAGAGGCGGTAAAGTTTTTATCGTCACCAACGATTCGTTTGAAATCGTCAGGTAACTCCAGGTACGCAACGCCAATTGCATCTTTGTCGCCGCCTAAAGGAACCGGTGCGGGCAGACTGGAGTTATATTCCTCCAGCAAAGTTTTGATCTCGTCAGCGCTTAACTGTGGCGTCAGGCTGGCGTTATATTCATCAATAACCGCCCGGATCGTCGCTGTCGTCGTGAGGGTGCCTTCCGGGATTTCAGGCTCAATACTGAACTCTGCATCCAGAATTTCAGGCTGTAACGCCAGTACATGTACCAGATTTCCCATATCCAGAACTTTTGAACGTTCTTTTTTGATGGTTTTAGATACATGACGACCTTCGTAATACATCAGACTTACCCGTGCATCTTTTACCATTGTGGAGCTGATACCGTTGGCCGCATGATAAATATCGTTCGGCACGCCTTCATAACGGCCTGGTTCGAAGTACTCCGGCCAGGTGTATTGCGGTTCTGGCTTTGTTTCCGGCATTTCTGGTTCGCTGACGGTGGTTTCCACTTCCTGTTTTTCGCCATGAATTGATGACCCTTTCAGCAGTGCTGTAACGTCGAAAATGCCATTCGCCACTTTTGTTACTATTTCCGGCTTATTGGTCCGCGGGCTTGTCTCTGTCTTCACCCACTTCGGATCGTCCGGGTCGCTGATGCCTTCCACATATTCACCGCGCGCGGCTGCCAGTTGTTTACCAACATCAACCGGATTTTTGGGTGGAATGTTTTTACGTGCTTCGTGCAGTTCTGCCCGTATTTTCTGGTAGCCTGCTTCTGTCTGGCTTACAGGTGGCTCATTCTCCAGCGGCTGCGGGTCCGGATGATGTTCAGTTGTGTCCTGTTCCACTGCTTCAGGCGTTGCTGGTTCATCTGCCAGTTCGCCTGTCGGTTGCTGTTTTTCTTCATCACACTGAAATCTCCCTGCCTCAATATCCCGCAGACATTTGCCCGCCTGACGAAGCCTTGCTGCATTTTCTTCATGAGTTGTTGGGGTGTTATCAGGCACATATTCGTACCAGTCCGGATCGCGAACGCCATGAACGGCAAGAAAGCTTTCGCACCACGTCCGGCGAAGATCAGGATTACCGTTATGTACGGCCTTTGGCGCTTTGCGTACCAGGTCAATAATGGTCTGTCGGTCGTAGCCTTTGATGTCGGGAATAATGCCCACTGTCATCGACATTTGTTTCCAGTCTTCCCGGTCTTCGGCGATAATACGTTTTGCAAAATCCATTGCAGGACGCAGGTTATTCAGATCCAGCTCCTCACAGAAACCACAGGCGAGTTCATAGTTAATCGTTCTGTGTGTCGGTTTTTCGCTACGGCGTGGACGTTCTGGCTTATTTACCTCGTCGACAATTACTTTATGTGGCCCGGTTTTTTTAACGGGTGCAGGTTTATTCTTCAGGCGTTCAGCCCATTCCTTAACCAGCAGGCCGCGGTTAATGTGTTCAGCACTGAACCATTCCTTAAAAAACTTAATAGTGGTGCATAACTCAGGCACTTTTCCATCGACAGGAAATACCTGTTTATACGCATTCACTGCTTTGTGAATATCGTGCTCGATAGCTTTTTTGAACGGCTCTACATTTTCTGCTGCGAGTATCAGGTTCTGGACAGTGGTATTCTGAGTATCCATCTCCAGACACGCGATTTCTTTTTTCTGGTCTGTATCGACGTGATAAAGATATTCTCCATCGCCAATATACTGTGCCAGAACGCGATGGCGGAACGGCAGTGTCGCAACCACGGTCAGTTGAGGGTTTGCTGACGGGTTATGAGATTCCTGTATCCCGTTTTCTCCGGCAGGAGTGCCAGCACCGTCGGCGAGTTCTGTTTCATCTGATTTAACAGCAGAAGCTGCGCCGGGGATAAGTGTCAGGGTTTTGCCGTCTTCGCCACCGGGTTCGCGGTTTTCACAAAATTTAGTGTCAAAGACACCCTCGGGCGGAATGTCATTTTCTACCGGAAAATGTACGCGTACAGGTCTGGCAAAATCAGCTTCATCAAATCCGGCAGCATCCATAGCCAGTTCGCCACGGGAGAGGGCGAGTGACTGCTTTTTAGCAGTACACCAGAAAAAACCGGCTTTAAAGCCGAGGCGTTTCCTGGCACTTTCATTTTTAACCTTGTAATAAAATGAATATTCTTCCTGCTTAATGCTCATTGTTTTTTAACCTCAGTTAAGATTAAAATCGTTTTGCCAGTGAAAATCCTCTCCGGGTGCTCACTGGTCATGTCTCTGGTGGTGGGTCTGGTCGCTCACCTCAGCATCGCCGGGATGTAAAGCCGGGGAAGCGCCTGCATTTAATGCAGGCTTTTTTCCTTTGAGGCCTCAGACATCGCCCGCGCAAAATCACTGGCAACAGACAGGCTCTTCAATGCACCAATAACCTCCCGGGGGACGTCTTTCACTTTGAGCAACATGGCTGCTGCAGCTATAGTGGAGCCCCATGCCCCTGTTTTTTCATCTGCATATGCAGTTATTGATTTATTTATTGAATAGCCATCTTCGTTTCTGCTTAACTCGTATGAATAGCCAATAACTACCGGCATATTGTTTTGCTCGCATATTTTAAATATACGGCTGGTGAGTTCTTTTAGTTCCTGTAATACTGCTGCATCAGGCGTTGTATTTTTCATTTTTATTTCCTTTTTCAGGTTGAGTGAATCCCTGCCATTGCTGGCATAGTTTTATTGTTTCAGTAAATGATTAATTAAAGTTCATGTGCCATCTGGTCATGGCTGGCACAGCGTTTACTGCAATATTTTTGTTTTTTACGTGAAATAAGCGTTCCGTGCATATATATCAGTTCATATTCGTATGCGGTCTCTTCCGGTATTGCTTTCTGACAATATGCGCAGTTAATTAATGTCGGGTCTCCTTTCTGGGTGAGTAGAGTATAAATTTTACGAATCAATCCCGGTTTTCTGTTTATTGCAGTCTGCTGTTTAGCCGGACTGCGCATCCAGTCGGAACGAGGTGTAATGACAGGTATCATCGTTTTATCCTCTTTGCCTGTTTATAAGCGAATTTTGTTGGTGCGGTGCCTGGTGCCTCCAGGTGACGATAACCAGTTAACCATTACCGCCGACTACTATTTCCACCCACAACATGAAGGACCGCTATGTCTTTTTAACTGTGCCGCGTGCGCTTAGCCGCATTCACCACACCACAAAATTCGCTTTAAAAAGGGCGGAAACCAGAAAGGAATGAACTGGTACCGCCAAAGACTACACACAGCAATGTCACGGGTTCCACTCGCAACCGGAAGCGCACTGTCGCAGTGGATTAAACGACAGACCTGACAAGGGACGGTTCTGCGTAGTGCGCTTTCGTGTTGCGCCGGATGCTTTTCTGAATCCGGTTTCCTGTCTGGCTCTTACTCGCAATGGTTTCTTGTTAACCAGCGTCGTGCGCCAGCTTCAGTTTTGAAAGTTTTGCTTCTGGTAAACGTCATGGCGGTAAACGTACCGTCATTGTTGGGAAATACGCCATAAACCACAGATTCATTGTTGCCTAAGTCGATTGCTTTCATTTTCCCCTCATCCGCTTAACGCCCGGCGGCGGAACGTTTTATCTACTGCGCTTGTTACTTAACAACAACTGCCGTCATGTTCGTATGCCTCAGGCTGGCTACTTAGCCCGACTCAGCAGCGGGATAACTCTTGGTATTGTCCGGCTGTTATCTGGTCTGGCGTAGTCTTGATATATCAAATGCTCACATATCGTGAGTAATTTGTCAATATGAATTGTGAGCATTATTTTCTTGGTGGGATATGGATAAGCAAAAAAATCCCGCATTTGCGGGATTACTAAGAGGGGAGGTTAGCTCAAGAGGATGGAGTATCTTTTTTATGCTGTCTGCTTCTAAGGTATTGTTCTACATACTCATCAATTTCTTTTAATCTGATTTCAAACAGATCAAGCATACGTGTTTGCTCTGATGCTGGCAGTTGATTAAACAATTCGAGTAGCTTTTGTTGGTTATCACTCAGCCATGAGTTGGCATTTTCCTGCTTACCGAACATTAGTTCTGCGGGGGAAATGCCAAGCACTTGACCAAGCGTAATGGCATCCTCAGCTCCAATACTCCGCGTTCCAGCCTCGTAATTTGCAATGCGTGACGACCCCGACCAGCCACATAGCTTAGCCAGTCGTCCCATGCTTAATCCTCTGTTTTGGCGGATAGTTTTAAGACGTTCGCCAATTTGTTCTGCAATCGTTTTCATGTTTGGAATTTTATCACGCTACGTGAAACTGATGATACTCACGTATGTGTAGTTGACTATGCTCACGAATTGTGAATAATAAAATTCGGAGGTTTTAAATGAACAAAATTTCAACATACAGAAAGCAACTGGGGCTATCTCAACGGCAGCTTGCTACTCACCTGGGATGGATACAGAGCCGTCTGGCGAACTACGAAGCAAATTTTCGCACACCCGGACTGGAGGAGTGCCGAAAAATTGTTGCCACACTTAACCATCTGGGATCTCGCTGTGTTCTTGATGATGTTTTCCCGCCTCATGTGAACGATAGCAGAACCATATTAACGAAGGTGAACAACCATGATCACCCCTGAAACAGCCAGTCAGGCGTTATCGTCATGGCTGGCATATCTACAGATAACCCAGGAAACCGCCACGCAACTGATCACCCGCGCATTCCTGGAGCAGCCGGCGCGACCGGAAATAGCGGTTCACCGTATCGAGCGTGACGACGGAACGGTGGATTACGACGCATGGCGCCGTAACCGGATAAACATTTTTCAGCGCTGGCGGAAACGGGAAACGGCGGAGCACTGCGAGAAATTCTCTGCGCTGATCCCCGCTATTCTGGAGGCGATCCGCAAAAGTGCGCCGGAGCTGCATAAACGAATAACGGCAGGGCAGAGCATTGAGTACCTGCTTTCACAGCTTTTAAAAAAACCGCAGTGGCAAGCGCGGTACTTCTTGGCGCGCCGCTGGCGGATTTTGAGCGGGAGTGTGACGAAGCCATATATGCGTTACAGGCGTTACGTAGCGGTTATCGCCAGCAGTACCAGAGACATGACCAGTGAGTAATTTTTTATGTTTTCAGATCGCCCGTAAAAGAGCGTAGAGAGGCTTTATGGCCGCACTTCCATACATGCAGCTTTACATCGCTGATTATCTGGCGGACACCATGCACCTTTCTGCCGAGGAGCATGGAGCCTATTTGTTGTTGATGTTCAATTACTGGCAGACCGGAAGAGCTATCCCGAAAAGCAGGCTGGCAAAAATTGCTCGGATTAGCAGTGAACGCTGGGGGGCTGTGGAAGAGTCCCTGAAAGAATTTTTCATTGATAACGGCACTGAATGGATTCATGAGCGTATCGAGAATGATCTCGCTGCGGTCAGGGATGTTCTGGCGAAAAAGTCGGCAGCAGGGAAAGCATCTGTTCAGTCCAGAAGGAACAAAAAAGGAACACAATCGGCCAGTGAAAGTAACACATGTTCAACAGGTGTTAGCCCGGTGTTTGAACAGGAGGCCAACAAAAAGGGAACTAATAAAGATAAAGATCTAAAAGAATTAAACCCCACACATAACGCGCGCGTGCGCGAGAGTGCTCCGACCAGTCAGCCTGGAATTGCACAACAGCCAGTCGTGACTGAACCGGAGTACCGGGAAGGATTGAACGAACCGATCGGGAAATTTTCAATGACGGGTGACTGGCATCCTTCGCTGGATTTCCGACAACGGGCCGCCCAGTGGGGCGTTGCGTTACCAGAACCGGAATATTTACCCACGGAACTTGCTGCGTTCAGGGATTACTGGGCGCCGGAGGGAAAAGTGTTCACGCAAATCCAGTGGGAGCAAAAATTCGCCCGTCACGTAAACCACGTCAGGGCAAAGGCGAAACCAGCCAGCAGGGGAGAAAGCCATGCAGAAATCCAGCCAGACAGCACCGCATCGCGGGCAGTACAGCAAATCAGGGCAGCCCGCGTGCAGTGGGAACGCGAAAACGGGATCGTCAGCGACGGAGACGGCCTGGCGACTCTGGGAAGTCATGGGGGAAATTTATTCGAACCGGTGGACGCAGAAGAACGGCGCGGCACCTTCGAAGCTGTGGGTGGCCCAGATTGGGGCGATGACTGAGCGCCAAATCCGGCTGATTTGTCAGCAGTGCATGGAGCGATGCAGAGCGGGTCAGACATGGCCGCCGGATCTGGCTGAGTTTATTTCACTGGTTTCTGAAAGTGGAGCTAATGCATTTGGTCTCACGGCTGATGCGGTGATGGCGGAATATCGTCACTGGCGTAACGAGTCCTGGCGCTATTCCGGTAGTGATAAATATCCGTGGCCGCAGCCGGTTCTGTATCACATCTGCATTGAGATGCGCAGAACGGGCGTCGAGCGTCAGATGACCGAGGGGGAACTGAAACGACTGGCAGAACGATTACTGGCGAAGTGGACCAGACACATCGGGAACGGTTTCAGCATACCCCCGGTACGTCGCCAACTGGCAGCACCGCGCCATCCGGCAGGGCCAACTCCGGCACAACTGATGATGGAAGAGTTCAGGCGCCGTAAGGCGGCGGGGATGCTTTAACAGGGGACATTATGGGAAGAAATTACACTCCAGCGGAGCAGCGAGCAATACAGAAGCGCCTGACGGAACTGGTACGAAAACACGGTCGTATGACGTTTGGAGAGCTACGGAAGATGACGGGGCTAACCATTTTTACCGCCCGTCACTACCTGGAAAAGGCGGAAAGTTGCGGAGAACTGTATCAGGCCGGGAGAAGCGGTATTTTCCCTTCGGAACAGGCTTTCCGGCTTTGGAAACAGAAACGTGAAGATGCCAGAATCACCCGCTTTCTCAAAACGCCGGAAGGGGTGGTGAGCTCCTACGACCGGACCCGAAACGTTATCTGTACGGAGTGCCGGAACAGCGTGACGATGCAACGGGTACTGGCATTTTATCGGGGGAATCACCTGGAGGTTAAATCAGCATGAAAATCGAGTACCAGGACGGCGGCGAAAAATCCCGGCTGATTATCACCAGCGGTTTTCTTTGGTTGCGAAAATATATCCGGCTGGTGGATGAAATTCTGCTGCGTGTACCGGAGCTGCGGGCCGTGAGTGAGGGGTTTTTTATCGTGACAACGACTGTCAGTGGATTTACAGCGGATGTGCTACGGGCGGAAATGATTGTTGAAGGTATGGGGTTCAAGGTGATGAACGCCGAAATGATACATAACAGTTGCATGGAGGCTGACAAATAGCTGGCGTAACACAGAGCGTTGAGTACAATTGCTGCGGGTGCTTGAGGCTGTTTGCCTGGAGCATTCGTGAAAGGCAGACAGAGAAAAGCCCCAGTTAACATTCGGCGTCTTGCAGGACGCTTAACATTAAACTGAGGCCACATCTATGCTCTACACACGTAGATTAGCCTCTTACGGACCGAAAGGTCAAGGAGAAGCAGGCTATGAAGCAGCAAAAGGCGATGTTAATCGCCCTGATCGTCATCTGTATCACCGTTGTAATGGCGGTGCTGGTAACGAGGAAAGACCTCTGCGAGGTACGCATCCGAACCGGCCAGACGGAGGTCGCTGTCTTCACGGCTTACGAATCTGAGGAGTAAGAGACCCGGCGGGGAGAAATCCCCGCCACCTCTGATGTGTCAGGTATCCTCAATGCACCCACATTCAACCCGCTCCGGCGGGTTTTTTAATGTCCGGGAAATGAGCATGTCAAAAAATAACCAGTTATAAGATTATAAATAGAACACAGAGAAAATGTCATTGCATGTGGTCAAAAAGCAGCCATATTCATTAATTATGTTAATTAATAGTCTCCTATATATTCATGATGAGAATGAAGATGCTTTAAAAATGCTCAAGTTCGTTATCTATGGAGACACCGTGAAAAATTTAAATAAAACATTTACTTGTAAATATGCTGTTATTCGCCGTGATGACATGACAGTAATTGCTGAAATGGATTTTTTTCCTGACTGCAACAGGTCATTGATGTATCGGGATGGCCGCTATGTCCGGTTTCTGCCGTTGTTGCAAAATGACATCATGGGGAGCGATACCCTGATTAATGAGCTGACTATCAGGGCCGGTTATCATGAATAATCATCCTTTGTTATACTCGTCAGCGGGCTGAACTCCCAATCTACTGCGCCACCGGAGAGAACGATGGCGCATTTACAACTGGTCAAGCAAACCTCATCAGGGCTTCTGCTCCCGGCGACGCCGGAGAGTGGGGATTTCCTGCGCTCAGTAAAAATTGGTGAGTGGATACACGCCGATTTTAAGCGTGTCCGCAACTACGCCTTTCATAAACGATTTTTTAAACTCCTTCAGCTTGGTTTCGACTACTGGACACCAACGGGCGGCGCGGTCACATCGCGGGAACAGAAACTTATCTCCGGGTTCGTTAATTTTCTTTGCGACTCCGCAGGCCAGGAATATACCCCGGCCCTGAACGATGCGGCGGAACAGTACCTGCATAAGATTGCTGTAAACCGAACCAGCGATGTAGCTCTTCTTAAATCTTTCGACGCCTTCCGGGAATGGGTAACCGTTCAGGCCGGGTTTTATACCGAGCATTTTTATCCGGATGGCAGCCGCGGGCGCCGGGCGAAATCCATAGCGTTCGCCAGTATGAACGAAACCGAGTTTCAACAGGTCTATAAGGCTGTGCTGAACGTCCTGTGGAACTGGATTCTGTTTCGTAAATTTTCCTCTCCGGAAGAAGTTGAAAACGTGGCCGCGCATCTGCTGGAGTTCGCATGAAAATGACATGGTTTCAGCATCTGGTGTGTACCACCGAAGAGGCGGATGAACTGGTGAAGCAGTACCGGCGCAGGGGGTAAAGACGAAGCGCAGTCTGAATCATGACTGCATTCACTGGACGGTAAGCGCCCTGTTACCGGAGTTCGATCATGTGCCAGAACGGAGGCGTAAATGCTCTTATCTGAAATAAAAACTTACCGCAGTAAAAAATGGCTGGCAGCCGTCGGGCAGATTGAACAGTGCGTGTTGTGCGGGCGGTGGGGAACGCAGGTTGCACATCGCAATGAATTAAAGGGCATGGGAATGAAAACGGATGACTGCGCCACGGCGGCTATTTGTCAGGAATGCCATCATGAAATCGATAACGGCAGTCACCTGAGCAGGGAAGAGCGCCGGTGTCTGATGAACAGGGCGATCGTACTGACAGTGATTAAACTGGCACGTTGTGGGCTGATAACTCCGGCAACTATTAAGGGGTAAGGGGCGATAATGCGGGATATACATAAGATTCTTGAACTATGGGGTGCATGGGTAGCCAATAATCATGAAGATGTGGTCTGGTCACATATCGCCGCAGGCTTTAAAGGGCTTATTCCATCGAAAGTTAAATTCCGTCCGCAATGCTGTGATGATGATGCGATGATCATTTGTGGATGCATGGCCCGCCTGAACAAAAATAACAGCGACCTGCATGATTTGCTTATGGACTATTATGTGATGGGAATGACTTTCATGATGCTGGCCCGAAAGCATGGATGCTCTGATTGCCGGATAGGTCGACTGCTTCAGAAAGCCGAAGGGATAATTGATGGTATGCTGATGATGCTTGATATCAGGCTGGAAATGGAATAAATCCGAAACTCTGATGCCCGGGGCAGACCGGAAGTGCGGACATCACTTCCTGGCGTCTGGCTACTGAAAAAACAGTATGTACAGAATGTCTACAGGGTCACAGGTCAGGATGAAGTATTTCTATCCTTCCTCTGGAGAAGACGGCTCTTCTTTAACCGACGCTGAGCGTAACGCTTCACCTGACTCAAAATGCCGGTAGTCTGGTCCGTAATCAAACCACAGTTCTTCCCCGGCGCTGATGTCGCGTGTGGTGACGTAAAAGTTGATATTCTTCCCGACAAGCACCGTGCTGACGTTCTGTCTTGCTTCTGTCTCCGCTGTCCGGTGGGTAAATACCGGACTGTTAATCAGGCTGAGGATATTTCCTTCCGGCCAGGCGGACACCAGGCGTTCCTGGCTTCGTGTGGCAAAATAATAATTACCGGCTTCCCTGCCATACTCTTTTTCATATTCACACCGTACCTTTTCGCTGTCCAGCAGGCGGCCGGAGTAGGGGCCCAGTACGGTAAACGCCGCCAGATCGGTTCGCGCGTAGACTGTACGCCCCCTGTAACCGTCGCTGTCATCAAGGGGAATAGCGACGGACATCATGGCATTCATTCGCGCATCATGCTTTCCTTCATTTTGCAGAAACCAGCGAATATCCTGATTAATTCTGGCTTTGGTCTGCCGGGATAATAGGTTAAAAAGAGGCCCCCACCGTGTAACCTGCAGGGTTTCAATCCTGCCTTCCGCCTGGGCCATAACCGATATTGTCGGGTCACGCCAGTGTTGCAGAATGGGCAGGTTATTGTTTATCTGGTGTGTTCGCCAGGTAACGTCATCTTCCTCTTCCTTAATCTGTTTTGCCGGCGGGGCTGAGATATCCTCTTTAGTCGAGGGAAGCGATCGTTTTTCACTCACGCTGACGGTTATCTCATCACCTGTGGCTGCGGATGTGGATGCCCGTGGACTGTCACTCGTGACGGTTGCGGACGGTGGCGGACGCGATGTGCCACTGGATGGTATCTCGCGGTCTATCGGTGCCAGATACTTTCTGGCGCTTATGTAGGATATCCCCTGCGTCTGCGCCCATGTAGCCCACCCGCCTGCCGCACGGTGCTCCTCTGGCGACATGTTAAGCCATGCCAGGAGTTGTGCCTCTGTGATGGGGGAGCCCCTCTCCCCGGGAGGTTGTAGTCGTACCCCCCCTCGGGGCGTCAGATCTGTATTTGTCAGACAGGCACTAGCACTACCAATGTCTATCCCCAGTGCCTGCGCCCACTTCATCCAGCCGCCGGCCTTGCGTTTCGCCTCCTGTGGCAGGTCCCGCCATGTTCGAATTTGTGCATTTGTAATAGGGGAACCTCTTTCCTCTGGCGGTTTCAGGCGATTTGTACCTAAGGGGGTAAGAGCGCTGTTGGTCAGAAAGGTTCCGGCGCTTTTGATGTTTATCCCCTGTGCTTGCGCCCATTTCATCCAGCCGCCGGCCTCGAGTTTTGCATCCTGTGGCAGGTCCCGCCATGCCTGAATCTGTGCATTTGTAATGGAGGAACCCTTCTCTCCTGGCGGCTGCAGCCGCTCCACTCCGCGGGAGGTCAGCCCGGTGTTTGTCAGAAAGTTTCCGGCACTTGCGATGGATATTCCCTGCGCTTGTACCCACTTTATCCAGCTGCCTGCCTCGAGTTTTGCATCCTGTGGCAGGTCCCGCCATGCCTGAATCTGTCTGTTCGTGATGGAGAAACCTTTCTCTCCTGGCGGCTGCAGCCGCTCCACTCCGCGGGAGGTCAGCCCTGTATTTGTCAGATATTGTTTAGCTCCACTGATGGATATTCTCTGGGACTGCGCCCATGTTTTCCAGCCACCGGCCTCTCGTTTCGCCTCCGGCGACAGATCCCGCCATGCCTGAATCTGAGTATTTGTAATGCGGCTTCCTTTTCGGCTTGCTCCGGCGCTCTCTTCTGCGGTGGTCGCTGCCGGGTTATCAGCGCTAAGCGGCAATATTGTGCAGTCAGCCGTCTCTTCCTGAGATTGTGTCATATGCCATTCCTGGTCGCTCAGGTGAAGTGTGACGGGGGGGAAGTCGCTGTTTTTACCGGAGGCAATCATGCAGATGGTTTCACCGGTACCGAGTATCCGCTCTGTGGTGAAATTATCCTGACGCCCCGGAGAGGCCAGTGCTTTCAGTTTTAAAAAGATCTTTAACCTGTCGGAGGGAGACGTGGCTTCATCCGGCTGATAAAAAACGCGAAAGCACTGTGCGGCCTCATCCTGAACGGGCAGGGAGAACCAGTCTCTGATACTGTTCCACCTCCCGCTGAGGTCAGGGGACGGCATGCTACTATCTGTCGGTGGGCGAAAATGGATAACAGCTCCGGTCCCCCGCATAGTACCTCCTGCTGATGCATATCTGGTTTTAAGGTTAACAAGGGGGACGCTATCATTATTCATTATTATTTTCTGTTAAATTATAACCATCAGGACTAACGTACCCCTGCTCATCCGGGTACCAAAAAAAGAAGGCACCAGGTCACCGTTTGAGGTTTTTCAGTTGCTATATCATTTAAAAATATTTTTATCCGTAATAAATAGTCAAACATTTACAATCGTAAAAAATTAAATATGCTGTTAAGAGTGATTATTTCGTCATAGTGTTTAAACCAGAAGCTAAGAGGGATTGTTACTTCTTTTTCCGGGAAACTTTTACAGGATAATTATACTGTTCTTTCAAAGTGAGGGAGGACGTATGAAAGAAGGCTACTACTGGATTCAGCATGTAGGTGTTGTACAGGTGGCGTATTACACGAATGACACTGTAGATGACCTAGAGTCAGGGCAGGTTATCGTAGGTGTATGGCATCTGACAAGAGGCGATGATATCTGCCATAACGGTGAAGCAGAAGTACTGTCGGGGCCGTTACAACCACCAGCTTAGATATAGAACGCGCTGGCAGCGCCTAGAAGACGGCTTGAAATATTAGCTGCGTAAATCATACCCCTGATTTTCTGTATACCACTGCCGCGTAGCGGGGATCGGCTCCCGCACCCATCTTAAGGCTGCGCTATTGCGTGGCCTTTTTTATTTCCACTTACCCGACATCCGGGTAGTCCATTTCCCGGACAGGGGAAGTTATGACAATGGATAAACATACGACATGGCTGGCCTACATCTGGGCATTAATCAGCGGCATATGCGCCCAGTGGACGTTAAACGACTATGGTGCGCTGATAGGTATCGTTCTGGGTATTGGTACGTTTCTGGTTAATAAGCATTACAAAAAGAAATCAGAGCAGGCTCAGGCAAGGCAGGCTGCCGCGATGGAGGAGCGTAACAGGCTAATCGCCCAGATTCTGGAAAAAAACGACCATGACAGCACGTTAAAAATGCTGGCGGTATCTGAAATGCCGGAGGGCAATGATGGCGTTAAGGACAAAAGTTAAATACGGTCTTTCCGCCGCTATGCTGGCACTGATTGCCGCCGGTGCCAGCGCACCGCAGCTACTCGACCAGTTTTTACAGGAGCGGGAAGGAAATACGCTGGTGGCCGTTCGTGATAACGGCGGCGTCTGGTCAGTATGCCGTGGCGTGACCCGTATCGATGGTAAACCCGTTGTGAAAGGTCAGCGACTGACACAAAGCCAGTGCGACCATTACAACGCCATCGAGCGGGATAAAGCGCTGGCGTGGGTCAATAAAAATATCCATGTTCCACTGACCGGGCCGCAGAAAGTGGGGATCGCCAGTTTCTGCCCGTACAACATTGGGCCGGGTAAATGTCTGCCCTCCACGTTCTACAGAAAGCTGAACGCAGGAGATCGTAAGGGAGCGTGTGCAGAAATCCGCCGTTGGGTATATGACGGCGGCAAAGACTGCCACAACAGGGAAAATCAGTGTTACGGCCAGGTGATACGACGCGACCAGGAATCAGCGCTGGCGTGCTGGGGTATTGAACAATAAATTGTTGTCAGCGGAATAATTCACCAAAAAATGACATGGCGCCACAGGGGCAGATAACACAAAATCTGCCGATTTCTGATTTACGAAGGATATAAAAGCGAAAACCCCGATTGCTGCAAACAGTCGGGGTTTTCTGTTTCTGCACCTTGATGAAGGCAAGGGAGAACCTGTGATTGATATTAGCAAACTGATTAGGGAGTTGCGACTAATGATTGAGCAATTACCAAACTGGAAATTTATCCTGATCTGGCTGGTACTGTTTGTCGCTGCTATTGGCTATCTTGTAGGGCAAATCCGTTGGTGGTGACATGAACCGCATAACTACTGGCGTAATAGTCTCATTGCTTATATTGGCCGCCGCGCTGGGCTGGACTACCAGTCACTATCACGGTAACGCCGTGAAGTACAAAGACCAGCGTGATACCGTTACTCACAACCTGAAGATGGCTAACGAGACTATCAGCGATATGCAAACGCGCCAGCGTGACGTTGCCGCCCTCGATGCAAAATACACAAAGGAACTAGCTGATGCAAAAGCTGAAAATGGTGATCTGCAGCGCAAGCTTAATAATGGCGGCCGGGTGCTCGTCAAAGGCCACCGTCCAGTGCCAGCCACAACCGAAACCTCCAGCCCCTCCGGCGTGGGCTATGATGCCACCATCGAACTCTCTGACGTTGCTGGACGAAACGTTCTCGGTATCCGATCCGGTATCAAGCAAGACCAGACAGCCCTGAGAGCTTTGCAGGACTATATTAAAACGCAGTGCTTGAAGTAGCTCCTGAATTAGATATTATCTAACTGTTAACCCACGGAAAGTTCAAGGAGGTCTTTTTGACCCAGTTTTTGGACTTCCCCTTAAGCAACCGTTGATCGTGACATCAGGGTTCCTGAGCCAGGGGTAACAGAACTCGAAAGGATAGTGCGAAGGGAGAATTCCGAGATGGGTGACCATCTTGAGAGTTTTACCACCCGCGTCTGGGACGTTGGAGTCTCCCGCCTTTTAGGTCACGCTGATTGGTCAATTCACGAAGAGCCAAGGGGCTCAGGTGACGTAACTCTGCGAGGATTCCTTTCGTAACCCGAATTGCAATCTGATGCAGGGTAATAATTCGCGTTAACTTGGTCTTCCTTTCACCTACTAACCGCCTCCGGGCGGTTTTTTATTGCCATGACAATGGGTAGACCCATCGTCATGACTTTAACTTCAGGTACAGAATTATGGCAAAACCGGACTGGGAGGCCATCGAGACGGCATACCGGGCCGGAGTGATGTCCCTCCGTGAAATTGCGTCACAGCATGGTATTAGTGAAGGTGCTATCCGCAAGCGCGCAAAGCGTGATGACTGGTCCCGTGATCTTAACGCCAGGATTCAGCAAAAGGCTGACGATCTGGTACGCAAACAGGAAGTACGCAAAACGGTACGCACCAAAGCTGAGCTTACAGAACGCGTACTGATAGAAGCCACAGCGGAGGTAATAGCCTCGGTACGCATGGAGCACCGGGGCGATATTCGCCGTGCTCGCGAACTCACAAATATACTTTTTGATGAACTTGGTGCGCAGTGTGCTGATGTTGGAGCTCTGGAGCGGTTGGGCGAAATCATGTTCGCTCCTGACGATAAAGGCCGTGACCGGCTCAATGAAACTTATCAAAAAGTCATCAGTCTGCCTTCCCGCGTGAAATCTCTGAAAGACCTGAGCGACAGCCTGAAAACGTTGATCGGCCTGGAGAGAGAAGCATGGAGTATAGGTGCTGCCAGTGAACCAGAAAAAACGCCTCTACCAGGAAAAAATACTGATCTGACAACTGATCAGGCAGCGGAATTGTACAAAAAAATGATGAGTTGATTATGCCTTTACCATTCCCCTTTGACTTCAAAAATCCTGATTATGTTCAGGTTTTCGAATGGCGAATGGAGCGTCTGCAACGTATCAGGAAGGCACCCGAAACTCTCCCTGCTCTCAGGCAGTTTTACCGTACAAACCCGGCGCAGTTCATCATCGACTGGGGCATGACTACTGACCCGCGCAATCTCGATTATGGTCTTCCGGTCACCATCCCTTTTTTGCTGTTTCCACGGCAGGAGGAATGGATCGACTGGATTATGGAGCGCTCGCGTAACCATGAGAATGGTCTGACTGAAAAAAGCCGCGAAATGGGGTTGAGCTGGACATCTGTCGGTCTGGCCAGTGCGTTATGTCTGTTTAACCGTGAAATGGTTATAGGGTTTGGCTCCCGTAAAGAGGAGTATGTCGACAGCACGGTTGATCCAAAAGCGCAGTTCTGGAAAGTACGCAAATTTATAGCAACTCTTCCTGCCGAGTTTCGGGGAGGCTGGGACGAGAGAAAGCATTCACGTTTTATGAGCGTGGAGTTTCCTGACACTGGCGCGGTAATTAAAGGAGAAGCTGGCGATAATATCGGGCGCGGTGACCGTACTACGCTTTATTTTGTGGATGAGGCCGCCTTTCTCCAGCGGCCATTACTTATTGATGCCGCGCTTTCCCAGACAACTCGTTGCCGTATCGATCTCTCATCGGTTAACGGCATGAACAACCCCTTTGCGCAGAAGCGGCACAGCGGAAAAATTCCTGTGTTTACGTTTCACTGGCGTAGCGACCCGCGTAAGGATGATGAGTGGTATCGCAAGGAGTGCGAGAAAATTGATAACCCGATCATCGTTGCCCAGGAGCTGGATCTTAATTACCAGGCATCGGCAGAAGGTATTCTGATCCCATCAGAATGGGTACAGGCTGCGGTTGACGCACATATCAAACTGGGGATTCAGCCCAGCGGTCAACGGCTCGGTGCAATGGATGTCGCCGACGAGGGGCGGGATAAAAACGCCTGTTCCCTTCGTTACGGCTTCCTGCTGAATGATGTCCAGGAATGGTCGGGTAAGGGTAGTGACATCTATGACTCCGTGGTTAAGGTCTTCGGCCTGTGCGATGACTTTGGCGCCGATGAGTTCCGCTTTGACGAGGACGGGTTAGGCGCTGGCGTTCGTGGTGATGCACGCGCTATCAACGAACTGCGGGAAGCTGAGGGTACAGATCAAATTACTGCCACACCATTCCGGGGAAGTGGAAGCGTTTTTTATCCTGAAAATGAAGCTGTTCCCGGTGATAACGGCAAACCGGCACGTCTGAATAAGGACTTTTTCGCCAATGCCAAAGCTCAGGGCTGGTGGCATCTTCGCAAATTATTCCGCAATACATTTCGTGCGCTAAAGGGCATGGAGTATGACCCGGATGAGATTATTTCCATCAGCAGCACGATGGAAAATAAAGACAGGCTTTTGATGGAACTGTCACAACCCACCTGGTCGAAAAATGCCGTCGGAAAAATTCTTGTTGATAAGCAACCTGACGGGACGAAATCTCCTAACCTGGCAGACTCAGTGATGATTGCTTATGCCCCGATGGAAATGCCCGTCGTAATTTCTGATGATTTTATGGAGTGGATTTGATGTGGCTTTTTAAACGTAAAAAAACGGTGATACCGCCAGAAAGTCCGCCTGAACCACATCCGATGACGATCAGCGATGAGGTGGTTGCTGAGGCCGGGCAAAAACCGCAGCGTGAATTTGTTCGCTATGAGCCACCGCCGGGAGTCATTCCCGAAGACATACGCAATGCTGTACTGGCAATGGACTCGACTCCCTACGATACACTGAACAGCCAGTATCCTGATTTTGTGTACGGAGGATTTCCGGGCTATCCGTATCTGGCACTTCAGGCGCAGTTACCAGAGTACCGGCGCATGGTCAGTGTGATTGCCGAGGAGATGACCCGCAAATGGATAAAGGTTAAGGCGGTCGGGGAAGGGGACGACAGCCGCGCGCCGCGCATAGCGCAGCTTACTGATGCACTGGAGCGCTATAACGTACGGGATGCCTTCAGGCTGGCGGTGGAGCATGACGGTTTTTTCGGACGAGGGCAAATTTATATCGATGTGCGTTCGCCATCGGGTATGTCGGCCTGGACTGACCCGGCGGAGCTGGAGTCCAGGCTGTTTATTTCAGACAAAAAAATCCCGAAAGGTTCTCTGCTGGGGCTTCGTGTTATTGAACCCGTCTGGACGTATCCGGGTATGTATAACGCGGATAATCCGCTGAGTGATGATTTTTACCGTCCGTCCGAATGGTACGTAATGGGAAAAACGGTTCATGCCAGCCGCATGATTGATCTGATTTCCCGCCCGGTTCCGGACATGCTGAAGCCGGCCTATAACTTTGGCGGCCTGTCACTGGTTCAGATTGCCGAACCTTACGTCAACAACTGGCTGCGTACACGCGACAGCGTGGGCGATATGCTGCATTCGTTTTCGCTGAGCGGGATCATGACGGATATGAGCCAGGCGTTAACGGGGAAAAGGGACCCGAATTACGCAAAACGCGCGGAGCTGTTTAACCGTACTCGTGATAACCGCGGGTTGTTGATGCTGGACAAGCAGAAAGAAGAGTTTTTTCAGTTCAACACCCCTCTGAGCGGCCTCGACACCCTTCAGGCGCAGGCACAGGAGCACATGTTCTTTGTCAGTGCCATACCGTCAGTAAAGTTCGCCGGGCTGAGTCCTACGGGACTGAACGCGTCGAGTGAGGGTGAAATCCGTGTGTTTTACGACACCATTACCGCGCTTGCCACTCGTCTTCTGAATAAACCGCTGAAAAAGGTGCTGGATATTATTCAGTTGTCTGAGTTCGGCGATATCGATCCTGATATCACTTTTGAATTTGAACCCCTGCATGAACTGACGCGCGAGCAACTGGCGAATATCCGTAAAACTGAAGCGGAAACAGATCAGATTTACGAGAGCGCCGGAGCGGTGACCAATAACGAGGTACGCGAACGGCTGGCTACTGCACCGGACAGCCCGTACAGCGGTATTGACTTGAGCGGAGAAATCGAAATTGACGACACCGAAGAAAATCCGCCGCAAGACCCGAACGCAGACCTTGAGACGGATTTCACCCAACGCGGGGATTGAGGCCTGGTACCGCAGACAACTGGATAATGCCGTCAGTGAGATGCACAACAGCGTGCTTTACTGGCTGCGGGCTGAGTACCGTAAAACAGACCTCGCGCAGGATGCGTCCCCCGTTAACCTGATGCGTGGAGCCATGCAACAACTTGCCAGGCACTGGCAGAAAAAGTTTGACGAAATGGCCCTGCGGCTGGCGAGGCGGTTTGCCGGTGATGTCCTGAAAAACAGCGATGCGTCACTGTCCACTGCGCTCCGTGATGCCGGGTTTACGGTTCCTTTCCGTATGACTGCGGAGATGAACACCGCGCTTCAGGCCAGCATCACGGAGAATGTGAACCTCATTCGTTCCATCCCGCAGCAACATCTCACTCAGGTGGAAACGCTGGTCATGCAGTCTGTTGGCCGGGGGCGTGACCTGAAAACCCTGACCGATGAACTGGAACAGCGCTACGGCGTTACGCGACGACGCGCGGCGCTGATTGCCCGCGACCAGAACAATAAAGCAACCTCGGTAATGCAGTCGGCCAGACAGCGCTCGGTGGGCATCACTGAAGGTATCTGGCGACATTCCCGCGCGGGTAAAACATGGCGTCCGTCACATGTGAAAGCAAATGGTAAGCGGTTTGACCTGAGCAAGGGGATGTTTCTGGATGGTAAGTGGGTACTGCCGGGCGAAGAAATCAACTGCAAGTGCGGCTGGGAGGCCGTTATTCCCGGACTGGAGAAAAGATGATTATTACCGAAATGCTGGCGTTTGACCGGGCATCGGTAAGGCAGTTCGATAAAGTAGGTCGCCTCCAGATTGAGCGCAGTAATCTCAGCAAGGCGAACGTCTGCGGTTATTTCGGGCATGAAATACCGGGGGCGGAAGCACTGGGACTCGACCCTCAAAAACTTTATCAGCTTTACCGTGACCCCGATGAACTGCGCAAGGCAGTTTCAACCTTCAACAATATTCCCGTCCTGTGCCGACACAAACCCGATTATCCGGGCGCGCCCGCGCGCGAGTACCGGGTGGGGACGACTCATGCCAACAGCGAGTTTGACGGTACCTATCTGGTTAACGGCATGTCCATCTGGGACAACTCCGCCATCGCGGGGATAGAAACGGATGAACAACGGGAAATCTCATCGTCATATGCCTATGTGGCAGATATGACGCCGGGAACCACCCCCGACGGTGAACCGTATGACGGCGTTATGCGGAATATCGTGGGAAATCATGTGGCGCTGGTCGGCGATGGCCGGGCGGGGCCGGACTGTCTTGTTATGGACTCTCTCCCTCAGGAGCTAAAACGCATGAAACTGAGTAAAAAAGAAGTGGCGGTGCTTACCGCGCTGGGAACCTATCTTGCGCCGCGTCTGGCACAGGATGCGGCTCCTAAGGATTTGTTACGCCTGATGGCGCAGCATAAGCGCCCGGCAGCTATCGCCAGCGCGGTAAAAACTGCCTACAGCGAACGGCTGGCACAGGATATGGATATTGAACCGGCGGAGCTGGCGCAACTGATGGAATCAGCAGAAGTCGTGCCGGAGCTGGCCGGGGACGATGATACCGGGTTAACTGACGAGCCGAAGGCATTTGATACCGACAGCCCGATGGAAAGTGTACTGGCGTTGCTGTCCGGCAAAGTTCCTGATGATGTGCTGGAAAAAATTAAATCCGCACTGGCTCCGGCAACTGACGAAGACCCCGAAATAAAAGAGTCTGATGTAAAACCCGACGATGTGAAAGTCGATAAACCCGCAATGGATGCGGCAATCAGGCTGGCAACTGACCAGGCAACGAAACGGGCTGCTGAAAATTTCCGCGCCGTTCGTGTGGCTGAAACCGAGGTGCGGCCGCTGATTGGCGATGTGGTGGCGATGGACTGCGCCGAAGAGGTTTACCGTACCGCGCTGGAACAGACGGGGATCGATATCCAGGGCATTCACCCCAGCGCGTACCGCAGCATGGTGAAGTTTGCCGTTGAGCAGAAACAGACGGCTAAAGGTCCGCGTGTTGCGATGGACCAGGCCAGCGCATCGACGTTTGCGGCAGATTTCCCCGGTGCAAAACTGAAACGAGGTTACTGATATGAATACTTTTCAGACACACATGAACCAGTACCCGGCACCGGGGATTCCGGGGGCATTTGCCAGTGATAACCCTCACGCCTCGTATGTGGCGGGAGAAGGCGCGCTGATTACCGGCCCTGACGGACTGGTTATTGCCCGGTTTGCCTGGGTAACCAAAGGCGTTGCCGCCAATGAGGGAACCGGTGCGCCGGCGGGTTTTGTTCCGCGCGACGGGCAGGCTTCTGTTGTGGAATGGCTGGCTGGCGACTCGAACACTATTTACCCGGGACGTGAATGTACCCTGATGGTATCGGGGGACTTCTGGGCGCTGACCACCACCGCTGCGACGGTCGGGCAGAAAGTTTTTGCCTCCCTGACCACCGGGGAGATAGCCACAGGGGCGGCAGGCACCACGATGGCGGGTTTTGTCGAAACCGGGTTTTCCGTTGCCAGCGCTGCGGCGGCGAAAGAAGTTATTAAGATCAGCACCTGGAGCAAATGATGAATAAATTTAAACAGCATTATGCGACGGTAAGCCGCGACTACGGGATTATCCTTCCCGGTGCGCAGGCTTATTTGCCCCCGGAATACGCCGCCGATTACGGACTGGCGATGGACGCGCAGCCTGCGCTGGTTACCGCGGCTAACAGTGGTATCCCTGCATATTTCACCAATTACGTTGAGCCAGAACTGATCCGCGTGCTGGTGACGCCGATGAAAGCCTCTCAGATTCTGGGCGAAACCAAAAAAGGTGACTGGACGACACTGTCGGCACAGTTCCCGATTGCAGAATCTGCCGGGGAGGTGAGTTCCTACGGGGATTACAGCAACAACGGTATTGTGACGTCTAACGTCAACTGGGTACCGCGCCAGAGCTATCACTTCCAGACGTTTACCCGCTGGGGCGAGCGAGAGCTGGATATGTACGGCGCAGCCCGTATTGGCTGGGCGGCAGAGCTGAACGTGGCATCGGCACTGACGCTGAATAAGTTCCAGAATAAGTCCTACTTCTATGGTATTGACGGACTGGCGAACTACGGTTTGCTGAATGACCCGTCGTTATCCGCACCGATAACCCCGGATACCGTGGACGGTAAGCTCAAGTGGGACGACAAGGACGGACAGGGCGTGTATGACGATGTCGTGAAGCTCTTTAAACAACTGGTGAAACAGACTAACGGCCATATTGAGCGTACCGACAAAATGAAGCTGTGCATGTCGCCGCTGGCGGAGGTGAACCTCACCAAGACTAACCAGTACAAGGTTAACGTGTCCGATCTGCTGGCGAAAAACTTCCCGGCGATGACCATTGAAACGGCGGTTGAATACACCTCTGACGCTGGCGAGCTGGTACAGCTTATCGCGGAGCGTCTGGGGGAACAGGATACAGGCTATTGCTCTTTCACTGAAAAAATGCGCGCCCATGCGGTAGTGACTGAATCATCTGCCTGGAAACAAAAAAAATCTGCCGGTACCTGGGGGGCGATTATTCGCCAGCCGCTGGCGTATGCACAAATGCTGGGGGTGTGAGTCATGGCTGAAATGGTAACAGTGGGCTGCAAATTGCCGAACGGTCTGATGCTGGAAGTGGGACCGAAACAGGTACAGGTAGCAGGCTGGCGGAATAACGCCGTTAAAATCGTTGGGGGTTATGGCCTGACGCAGGTTGAAAAGGCGTTCTGGGAAGCCTGGCTGGCGGAGCACGGCCAGCAACCATATGTGAAAAACGGCGTTATTTTTGCGCAGGATAAGGCGAACAGCGCTGCCGCGCAGGCTACGGAGCAGGAAACCGTGAAATCCGGCCTTGAACCGCTGCCGCAGAAAAATCCGGCTCCGGGCATTAACCGCGATGATGAAGTGATGGACAAACCTCAGGAGTAAAACGGTATGGGTAAGGTAACGTTTGACTGGCAGGCATTTTCGGCCCTTTACCCGGAGTTTTCCGCTGTTGGTCAGGTTTCCGCAGCCGCCATGTTTGGTAAAGCGACCACGTTATACCTGGATAATACGGACGACAGTCCGGTTACCGACCTGAACGAGCGGGAACAGCTTTTGTTCCTGCTGGTTGCGCATCTGTGCTCGTTGCGGGGACTGGGGAGCGGGAAAGATGGACTGGTGGGACGTATCACCAGTGCGTCGCAGGGTTCAGTTTCCGTCTCCGTGGACAATAGCGGCAGTAACGATGCGTCGTGGTGGTATCTCCAGACACCTTACGGCGCTGATTACTGGCAGGCGACGGCGCCGTACCGTTCAATGGAGTATGTACCGGGCGGTTCACCTTCGCGTTATCCGGGGCATTATTACCGGGGATACGGGAGGGGGCGTCGATGGTAAACAAAGTTACGGGCGGCAGACAGTTCCGGCAGAAGCTGAAACAGGCCGCAGATAACCTTAAATCGGGCAAAAGCCTCAAAGTGGGTTTTCTTGAAGGGGCAACCTACCCCGACGGTACGCCGGTGGCGTATATCGCCGCCATTAACGAGTTTGGCGGTAGTGCGATTATACCCGCTCGCGAGCAGACGCTTCACTTTCGCTATAACGAAAAAACGGGAGAAATCGGGCACCGCTTTGTCAAAGCCGGTAAGGGTAATTTTGCTCAGGATGTGGTTATTCCTGAGCACACGGTCACCATTCCACCCCGTCCTTTCTTCCGTAAGATGATCGAGCATAAAAGCCCCGAATGGGGCGAAAAAATGGCGACGCTTTTACGGGCGAATGATTTTGATACCGCGACCGCGCTGGTGTACATGGGGGAGCATATCAAAGGGCAGTTGCAGATGTTTATTCGCGACTGGAAAAGGCCGCCCAACGCCGCATCCACTGTCCGGCAAAAGGGCTTTAACAACCCGCTTATTGAAACCGGTCATATGGTGAACAGTGTCGATTATTCTGCTGACGGGGCCAAAAAATGAACCTCCACGGTATTGTTTCCGGCGCGGTACGCCGGGTAAATCCTTATACGGACGCGCTGGTTTATCGCTCGCGCGGGAGTACACAGCAGGCGGACTATTCCCGCGTGCCTGAGTATGATGATCCGGTTCCCGTCAGGGTACAAAAACAGGCCGTCACCCAGGCGGATTTACGTCATCTCGACAATCTGAACCAGCAGGGTGTTTTCGCCACACTGTATACCGACGGTAACTGGTGCGGGCTTAACCGTACCCGGCAACAGGGTGGCGATAAATTTGTCATTGGAGATGAAACGTGGCTGGTGGTTGAGGTACCGGAAATCTGGCCGGACTGGACGAGGGTTATTGTATGTCTTCAGGTGTGACCCTCTCCGTTACGGAAAGCGATCTTTATCAGGCCCTCGGTGATTATCTCCGGGGGCTTTTTTCTGATGCCGGGATTGAACGAACACAGCAGAACCGGGTCCCGATGCCTCAGGGGGACTTCATCACCATGACAGGTATTGATGTTACCGGATTATCCACTGCGGTAGTGACATACTCTGCGCCGGAACAGGCCGGTGAAGGCTCTCAGCATATCACCCGTACCACAAAATGGCGTTGCCAGCTTGATTTCTACGGGCCTCATGCGGCGGATAACGCGCAGGCGCTGGCAACGCTTTTCCGGTCTGAATTTTCCGTGCAGCTTTTCCGGCAGACAGGTGGGCTGATTTCCCCGCTGTATTGCTCAGATCCCCTTAATACCACGTTCGTCAACGGCCAGCAGCAGTATGAACCGCGCCGGACGCTTGATATTCAGATGCAGATTAACCCTGTGGTCACAACACCCCTGATGTTTTTTGACAACGTGATCACCCGGACAACGGAGGCTGATAATGCCAATCCCACTCAGTAAAGATGTACAGATAAATCCCGGTGTGCTGGCTGTGGCGGGTAATGCCGTCGATCTTAATGGCCTGTTGCTGACCGGAAATCCACTACTCCCGGTCGGCGGTGTGGTTCCGTTTTCCTCCCCGGATGATGTGGCCGCGTATTTTGGTGCATTATCCGATGAGTACGCACGCGCGCAGCTTTATTTTCAGGGCTTCAAAAATGCCACTAAAACGCCGGGACAATTGTTGTTTTCCCGTTTCAATCTTGCCGCATCGGCGGCCTGGTTACGTAGTGGTTCGTTTAAGGGCGTGACTATTGAACAGCTACAAAAACTTTCCGGTACGCTGACGCTGAGTATTAACGGGAAAAGCGCCAGCGCTGAGGTGAATTTTAACGGTGTCACCAGCTTCGCTGCTGCTGCAACGGCACTACAGACAGCGCTGACCGCGGCGGTGGCAACAGTGGTATTCGATACCACACAGAATGCTTTCGTCATTACTGCCGCCGGGGCGAAACCGGAGAGCACCACGATAACGTTCGGCAGTGGATCGGCTGCGGAACCCCTGAAGATGACCAGTAATACGGGCGCGGTGATATCCCAGGGCGCGCCTGTATCTGATGTACCTGACACGATGGTAGCCATTAAGGACGCTTCCCAGCAATGGGCGGGATTTTCCACAGTATCTGAAGTCACTGACGAGCAACACCTGGCGTTTTCTGCCTGGGCAAACGGGCAGGGCAAGCGTTACTTTTATGTGGCATGGACAACCAGTGGTAAGGCCAAAGTAAAAGGGGATACCAGTCATATCGCATACCAGATAATCACCGTCAATAACTACAGTGCTGTTGTACCGGTTTTCGCGTCTGATGGTAACCGGGCGGCTGCGGTACTGGGGTATGCGGCGTGCCTTGATTTTGTCCGACCAGAGGGGCGCGTGCCGTTCAAGTTCCGCGAGTATGAAGGTCTGGCCGCTGATGTTACCAGTGGCAGCGATTACGATGCACTGATAGCCGCAGGTTACAACTTCTATGGGAAATATGCGGAAAACAGTGTGGTGGAAGATTACTGGGCGGATGGCACTATTACCGGCGATTTTAAATGGCTGGACAGCTTCTGCGGGCAAATCTGGCTGAATGCCAATTTGCAGGGAGCTGTGATCTCGTTATTCAAGTCAAACCAGACTATCCCCTACAACAATGAAGGGCGGGCGCTGGTTGCGGCATCAATGAGTGACGTTATCCAGCAGTACAAACGCTGGGGCGGTATCCGTGAAGGGGTGACACTGACGGAGGCGCAGAAGAAGCAGATCAACAATGTTGTGGGGGAGGATGTTTCTTCAACGTTGTTTGCCACCGGCTACTACCTGTATATCGGCGATATGCTGCCTTCTCTGCGGGCAACACGTAGCAGCCCGTCCTGTACGCTCTGGTACTGTGACGGCGGCAGTATCCAGAAACTTGTTATTGCATCCACGGAGGTCCAGTAAATGTCAGGTAATAACAACACCATCACTGCGGCTGATGCCATTATCACGCTGACAGTGAATAACCTGTATCCCTCCGGCGTACAACTTCAGGGATTTGCCGCAGATAACGTTTATGGCACCGATCCGCTGGTACTGGCGGAAACCGTCCGCGGTATTGACGGTAAACTGTCTGCGGGATTTGTGTACAGCAACATTATCCAGACGTTTCACATCATGCCGGACTCACCCAGCCGGGATATTTTTGATACCTGGTCAACCACATCCCGGACCAGCCGGGCTGTATTCCGTTGTAATGCTGTCGTGCTGCTTCCGGCGATAGGCCGTAAATATACCTGCGTAAATGGCGTACTCAAACAATGGAAAGCGCTGCCTGACGCGGCGCGTACATTGCAGCCAGGACAGGCGGTTATCGAGTGGGAAACTATCACTCCGGAGGTTTTTAACTGATGGCCCGTAAAGAGAAATTTATCACTATTGATGGTCAGGGGCGGGATAACGGCAAGGTATTTCACCTTACCGAAATGTCTGCCTCGCAGGCGGAATGGTGGGCGATGCGCGCCATTATGGCGATGGGGCGTGGCGGCGTGGAGTTACCGGATGATGTTCGCAGTATGGGGATGGCTGCGCTGGCGCTGGAAGGGCTGAAAGCGTTGTCAAAAATCCCGCCGGAAGAAGCCCGTCCACTGCTGGATGAAATGATGGAATGTATACAGTTTGTTCCCGATCCGAAAAATCGTGGTATACGGCGACCTCTTATTGAAGACGATATAGAGGAAATCACCACCAGGCTTAATTTACGTGCGGAGGTATTCAGACTGCATGTGGATTTTTTCAGTCCCGCCGCCAGCTAGATATTCCCCCGCGTTATCTCGGCCCCGACAGACCGTTCGGGGTGGTGGATTACGTTAACGTTCCCCGCACCATTGCGACCGTTATCTCCTCCGGTAAGGCTTCAAAAGTCGAACTGGATTCCGTACTTGGTGTGCAGGACTTATGGGATCTGCTTGAGATTATTCAGGTGGACGCCCATAACGAACGTGTGATGCAGGAGACACAGAATGGCAGCGGTACTTGATGAGCTGGTTCTGGCACTGGATATAGAAAGTAAGGACTTTACCGCCGGGGAACAGGCTGCGCACGCTGCACTGGACCGACTGACCGCCGCAATGGAGCGGGTGGCGGATGTTTTCGAACTGGGGCAAAAACAGGCCAGTAATGCCCTGGCGAAAACAGGCAGTGATGCGGATAAAGCTGCACGTGAGACGGAAGCCGCCGGTGAGCGCACGGGTAAGGCCCTGAAGAAAACAGGCTCTGACGCTGATAAAACTGCCGCGGGTATGGAACAGGCGGGGAAGCGAACCGGTGATGCCATCGCGAATACCGGCAAAAAGGCCGAAAAAACCGCTAAGAGGATGGAGGCAGCAGGCAAACGGGCATCAACGTTTTTTTCCGGCATACGTACTCAGATACTGGCGCTGGCAGGCGTCACCCTGACACTGGGGGGAATTAAAAGCCTGGTCACGGGGTTTGCCGGTGATCTTAACCGGCTGTCAATTTCCTCCGATGCCTTTGGCATGAAAGCGAAACATCTGGACGGCTGGATACGCGCAGGGCAGGCGAATGGCGCTGACGCTGGCGAGATCACCGGGGCGTTTTCCCGGATTACGGATGCAAAAGCCGCATTCAAAGCCGGAAAGTCCTTTGATCCTGTGTTGCAGGATTTGTTTCAGGTTGCAGCCCGTGCGGGTGTCAGTGTTGATTTAAATACCGACAGTACCGAAGTCATCATGCGCAAGCTGGCGTCTGCCTTTCCGCGACTGACAAAGTCAGAACAGACAGCCTACGGTAATGCGCTGGGGTTCAGTTATGCCGGGCAGCAGTTTCTTGGCTCAGGCCATGCTCTTCAGGATGTGGATGACTTTACATCCCGTTCGCAGGTCTCCGACGATAAAATCCGGAAAGCCCGCAAATTGCGGGAAGCCCTTGCAGAACTGGACCAGGTATGGACAACAATTGGTCTGACTATAGGTACGGCACTGATGCCGTATGCCACGGAATTCAGCAAATGGCTGGAGAAACTCGGTGACTGGATGCAGCAACATCCGGAGGAAGTGAACAAGTTTATCACCACATTTCTGAATAAAGTTGAGTCAGTGGCCTCCTGGGTGAATAAGGCTGCCGGAGAAATGGGGGGCTGGCAGAATGTCATTATTACGCTGATCGGGCTGAAAGTGGCGTCATGGGTACTGGGGCTGACTAAGGCCCTCAACGGTCCCGGCGGCCTTCTTTTTGCGATAACGGCGCTTTACCCGGTTGTTGACGGGTTAATGACATCCATCGTTGGCAGGAAGAATAAGGACTGGCTGGATTCGCATGGTTTTTTCTGGGCTTCAGACGGGACTTTCTTTTTCAATAAGAAAGAGATGGAGGAATACCAGGCAAAACTGGATGCCGGAGAAAAGTCTGGCAACATCACCCATGCACAATCACCTACAGTATGGCAGCAGGGAATGCTGGATACTCAGGCTTCTCTGGCAACCGGGAGGGGAGCAGCCTCCGGGGCATCCTGGCTACGGGGTATGCGTGCGACGCAGGAAAAACTCGGTAATGCCATGCAAAACCGCCCGCGTCCGACGAAGGCCGGGGAGGCTCTGTTAGGCTGGCTGCAACCGAAACTGTCCCAACTGGAGGCAAAATATAACCTGCCGACCGGACTGCTGCGCAGTGTTGCGATCACCGAATCCGGTGGTAATCAGTTTGCCGTCTCACGCGCTGGTGCGATGGGACTGTTTCAGTTCATGCCGCAGACGGCTAAGGAATTTGGTCTGAGGGGAAACGATGCCTTTGATCCTGCAAAATCCGCTGATGCCGCCGCGAGAAAACTTGGTGGCCTGCTGCGGTTTTTTCATGGCGATCTGGCTAAGGCTTTGGCGGCATACAACTGGGGTGAGGGAAATGTTCAGCGTAAGGGGCTGGCTGCTGCTCCGGAGGAGACCCGTAACTATATTCCCCGCGTTCTGGCGAATCTGCCCCATCCAGGGGCGGCAATGGCCGTACAGTCGCGTCATCCGGCGCCTGTATCTCAGTCCACCGTAACGGAAACCACGCATATCGGGACGCTGAATGTCACTACAACCTCGGACAATGTGAAGGGCATTACCGATGATGCGCGTAGGCGTATCAGGAATTCGGCGCTTGTTTCAGTTTATTCCAGCGGGGTAACAGGATGAGTTTCTCTTTCGATAATCTTTCCCTGAATAACTTTTCGCTCAATGAAAGTAACGTACTGAGTGCCGTTCGTGGCGGCGGTGTCCTGGGACTCATTAACAGTGTACTGGCACCGTCATTCGGTATTTATTACGCATGGAATGATCCGGCTGGTGTTCACCTGAAGGGCGGGAGGCCTTTCTCCCCGGATTCTTTTGTTGTCGTTGAGGTGGGAGCGGAGGCTTCTGTTTCCACTGCCCCCGTCGAACAGGGAGCCTATACCACCTTTAATAAAATCCAGCGACCGCCGGAACTGCATGTGACTTTCACTGTAGAGGGGTGGACGGCATTTTCCGGGGCCGTCCCGAACCTGACAAATTTTTCCACCACCTCGCGATCGAATGTGCTGGAAACGCTTGAAATGATGCGTACCACAGCAGGACTTTACGATATTGAGACGCCGGACAAGACATGGACATCCTACGACCTGGTGAAATACGACTACCGAACGCGAAGTAATAATGGACCGACATTACTGACAGTCAGCGCAGTATTCCAGGCGGTAATGATTACAGGAGAGGTGTCAGTGGGAAGTACGGATAACCAGTCTCCCACGGACAACGATAAAGCAAAAGGGGCTGCATCGGTTAAAACTCAGCCAGTTACGGCGTCGGTGACACAACCGTCAGACGCTGACAGACGGAGCGTCACGAACAGGGGGATCACCTGATGCTGGAAATTGTTTTATCTCCCGTCAAAGCCCAGCAGTTTACGGTGACACTGGGTGCTCAGGTCTGCACCATTCGCCTGAATCAGCGTACTACGGGGATGTATATCGATATTACCGTTAACGGTGAACCGTGCCTGTATGGCGTGTTGTGCCTGAACAATAACCGGATTGTCCGGTACGGATACCTGCCGTTTCAGGGCGATCTGTTTTTTTCCGACACGGAGGGGAACCACGATCCCGACTGGCGGGGGCTTGGTTCACGGTACCGGTTCTACTGGCTGTCGCCTGAGGAGCTGACATGAGCTATGTACAGCGTGACATTACCGTGGAGTTCACCCTGTCAGACGGGCGGACGTTCGACAATGGTAAGGGCAATATTCTGACTGTTTCAGGAGCTAAATGTTTTGCCACTGTCACGGTATATGGCGGAACTGCCGGAACGCAGATAACCCTGTATATCTGGGGGCTGTCTCCGGCGCATATGGCCGACCTGAGTTATCGGGGCGTGTGGCGACCCGCTCAAAGTACGGCCAATGAAATGCGGGTACGGGCTGGTGGTCGGCTTATTTTCGAGGGAGATATTACCGATGCGTATGCGGACTACAACCAGGCGCCGGATATACCCCTTATTCTGACCGGGCAGGTTAGTTTCAACCTGCGTAATCAGACAGCGGCCGATTTCAGTGCGAAAGGTGATGTGCCTGTTGCAGATATCATCCGTGCTCTGGCGTCATCTGCCGGGCTGAAATTTGAAAATCAGGGCGTCAGTCGCAGCCTGTCGAATCCACACTTTTCCGGAAACCTTGTACAACAAATGCTGGATGCCGCTTCAGCCGCCGATATTAACATCGATCTGGGGGACGCGGAGAAAGTCACCATCTGGCCGAAGGACAAAGCCCTGGATATTCCGGCTGTGCATATTTCGCCGGACCACGGGCTTATTGGATATCCGGTCTATACCATGACCGGCCTCAGCGCCACCACGACATTCTGCCCTGATCTTTTCATTGGTCGGCGGGTCCATCTGGAATCGTCACTACCTAACGTGACAGGCGATTACCAGTTAACCGGAGTGATACACACCATTACCTCGCGAACCGTGGGCGGTCCGTGGAGCTCCAACTGTACCATGACAAGGCTTAACGATAATGGCACAACCACTCAGTAATCCGACGGACGTAAACAGCGAAATGAATGCGCAGGACTTTATGCTGCGGCAGTTTCTCGGGAAACACGTATTTATCACTCTGGGGCAGGTAGTGGCGGTGGAGGGGGAGTTTATTGATGTCCGACCGATGGTAATGGGCGTTGCAGCAGACGGTTCCCCGGTTGAGCATGAGGTGATTTATAACCTTCCCGTATGGCGGCTACAGGGGGGCAGCAATGCGGTGATTATGCCGCCATATGTGGGCGATATTGGTTTCCTCGGCATCTGCGACCGGGATATCAGTGCGGTAAAAGCCACGCGTCAGGCCGCGATGCCGGGATCAAAACGCACTCATAACTACGCCGATGCCATCTGGCTTGGTGGTGTGCTTAACGGTGCGCCCGTACAGTTCGTGGAATTTGCTGACAACCAGATACGGGTTATTTCCCCCTGGAAAGTGGAGATTTCTGCGCCGGAAGGCATCGTGAACGCCTCGAAAAGTTTCACTGTTAACTCTCCAAAAATCGCGCTTAACGGGGATGCTGCCGTCAGCCAGGGGCTTAATGTTACCGGACAGTCTGAGCTTTCCGGTGGCGCGCAGATTGGCGGTATTGATTTTGGAAACCATGTTCACAGTGGTGTTAAGTCCGGCGGTTCGACCACGCAGGGACCGCAGTAAACAGGAGAAAATATGCAGTCACGATCGCTTCTTCTCGACACCGGGACATGGGACATCCTGCTGGATGATACCGGTAATCTTGCCATTACTGATAATCCCCATGCGGTAGCCCAGGATGTGGCGTGTGCGTGCAGTACCTTTCTGGGGGAGTGCTGGTACGACTCAACGTCCGGCATACCTTACTGGTCACGCATCCTCGGACACTGGCCCGGCACGCAACTGGTGAATGCCACCCTGCAACAGGAAGCACTTAAACTGCCGACCGTGAGAGCCGCAATTTGCCAGGTCATTGTTGATAAAGCCCGGACAGTAACGGGAGTGCTGCGTATTACAGATACCAATAACGACATTTTTACGGTACTGCTATGAGTGAAAATAAATCTTTTTCTACCGCAGTACCCGCTGTACGTATTACGGACAGCGGGCTGAACGTGCCGGATGAAGCGGATATTCTGAGCGGCAGGCTCAACGATTTTTCTGGTGCGCTGGGCGGCGCAATGAGTACCAGTCTGAGCAGTCCGCAGGGGCAGCTTGCATCAAGCGAAAGTGCCATTATCGCGGATAAAAACGATCAGTTGCTGTATATCGTTAACCAGGTAAACCCTGACTTCTCCAGTGGACGCTTTCAGGATGCAATAGGAAAGATTTATTTCCTGGAGCGACGCGGGGCTACAGGTACGACAGTAACGGCAACCTGTACCGGGCTGGTTGGTACGCTGATTCCGGCGGGCAGTATGGCGCAGGATGAGGCCGGCTATAAGTACGTCAGTCTGTCAGACGCCACAATCGGCGCATCAGGGCAGGTTGATGTGGTATTCCTGAATTTGTCCACCGGGCCTGTCGGCTGTCCGGCGGGAACTCTGAATAAAATTTATAAGGCAATACCCGGCTGGTCAGGTGTCACTAACGCCAGTGCAGGTGTACCGGGCAGCGACGAGGAAACCCGCGCGGACTTTGAAAATCGTCGGCGTAATTCAGTTGCCCGTAATGCCCGTAATATTCTGGAAGCCATCCGGGGTGAAATACTCTCTACGGTAGAAAACGTGGTGGATGTTTACGTCACCCATAATCCGAAAAAAACGGAACAAAAAGCCGGGGTCAGTCAGTATCCGTTAACACCCGGTTCGTTTTATGTTGGCGTGTACGGCGGCAGTCCGGCAGATATCGCGGCGGCCATCTGGCGTAAGGCTCCGCCGGGTATTGATATGAACGGCGACACAACGTTCACCGTTGCGGATAAGGAGTACGATCCACCGTATCCTGAATACGTGATCACCTGGCAGACACTCAAACCTGTCAGTCTGCATGTCAGTGTGACGCTGAAAAAAAGTGACTATCTGCCCTCAGATATTACCCAACAGGTACAGCAATCTGTGTTGTCCGCGTTTAACGGTACAGATGGTGGTCTGCGGGCAAGGGTAGCCTCTGTTGTCTCCGCAGGGCGCTACTATGCCGGCGTTTACAAAACCGATCCGGAAAATATCGATATTCTGGGCCTTACTGTGAGTCGTGACGGCTCGTCATGGACAACTGCTGTCACTTTCGGGATAGATGAGATTCCGGTTCTGGAGATGTCGAATATCGGTGTGAAACTACAGGAGGCGTAACGTGCAGAATGTGGCTGCAACCGTGCTTGCACAGTATGCCGCCAGCCCCCGACTCAATGCCCTCATTAACAGCTTTAACGCAGCGCTTTCCCCCGACAGTTTTATCAATGATTTTTATGACCTTATCTGGAACATCGATACTGCAGAAAAGTACGGTCTTGATGTCTGGGGAAAGATTGTGGGCGTCAGTCGCCGGCTGACGGTAAAGGACGATTTTAATTACCTGGGTTTCAGCGAGGCCCGGATGGACAACCCGGTAATGGATGACCCGCGTCCGTTTAATCAGGCACCGTTTTACAGCGGAAAAGCGGTTACCCGGACCGTTGACCTGTCTGATGAGATATACCGGCGGCTGATACTGATGAAAGCCATGTCGAATATTACTGACTGCTCTGTGCCGGATATTAACCGGATGCTGCGGTTTATGTTCGGAAAAAACCGCCGGGCTTATGTTCTGAATAATGGTGGACTGAGGATGAGTTACATCTTTGAGTTTGCTCTCTCGTCGGCAGAACTGGCGATTATCCAGTCGTCGGGAGCACTGCCGTCCCCGCCGGGTGTTTATGTCTCAGTGGTTTTAAAGGAGACCAGTAATGAAGCTTAACGATAAACCCCGTCAACTGGCAGTACCCTTTGCGAGTACCGGGGATAAAAATAATATCCCGGACAAGGCGACGCAGCAGACCAAAGAGAGCGGTAACGCGGCGTATGATTCGGGTTTTCCTCCGGTGACCATGACCCCGATTTCAGCGGGCGGTATACCGCCACACGGCAAGGATTTTAACGGTCTGATGCACGATATTACCGCAGCAATACGGTACGTCCAGGCTGGTGGTTTGTACACGTATAATGCCGATTTCGCCGGGGCCATTGGTGGGTATGCAAAAGATGCCATTCTCGCCGGAGTCTCAACAACAGCGGTCTGGCTGAATACCATTGACGATAACCTGACCGATCCGGAAGGTGCCGACAGCGCAGGCTGGGTAAACCTGCTGGCAGATCCCCTGAAGCTGTTTCTGTGGCAGAAAAACAATCTGTCAGACCTTCAGAATAAAGGAACGGCACGGGATAATCTTCAGGTCTACAGCCAGGAGCAGACGGATCTTAAATACCTCGCCAAAGACCAGAACGGTGGCGATATTCCGGAAAAGCCGCTGTTTGTACAAAATATCGGAGCGCTCCCTGCATCAGGTACGGCTGTTGCAGCGAACAGACTGGCATCACGCGGCGCGCTTCCGGCACTGACTGGTACGACAAGAGGCAGCGATAGTGGCCTGATAATGGGCGAGGTTTACAACAATGGCTATCCGACGCAATACGGAAATATTTTACGTCTGACCGGAGCCGGTGATGGGGAAATCCTCATTGGCTGGAGCGGGACAAACGGTGCGCCAGCGCCCGCATATATTCGCAGTCATCGAGATACCGCCGATGCTGAGTGGTCCGAATGGGCAATGCTCTACACCACACTAAACCCACCTCCGGATTTGCATCCAGTAGGGGCGGCGATTGCATGGCCGTCTGATGTGCTCCCGGATGGTGGTTATGCTTTTATGTATGGGCAGTCCTTCGATAAATCTGCTTACCCGTTACTGGCTATAGCGTATCCGTCCGGCGTTATCCCTGACATGAGAGGCTGGACAATAAAGGGTAAGCCCATCAGTGGACGTGCCGTATTGTCGCAAGAAATGGACGGCAATAAATCGCACTCGCACACCGCGCGGGCGCAGAATACTGACTTAGGGGCAAAATCTACCTCATCCTTTGATTACGGCACGAAATCGACCAATACCACGGGCAATCATACTCACCAGTTCGGCGGTTATATCAATTCATACTGGGGAGATTCCAATCACACCTCATTTCAGCCTGGAGGTGGTGCATGGACACAGGCCGCTGGCGACCATGCACATACAGTTTATATCGGAGGACATGAGCACACCATGTATATCGGTCCACACGGACACGTCGTTATTGTGGACGCAGACGGTAATGCGGAAACCACGGTTAAAAATATTGCATTTAACTACATAGTGAGGCTGGCATAATGACTTTTAAAATGAGCGAACAGGCGCAGACAATTAAAATTTTTAATCTTCGTTCAGATACAAACGAATTTATTGGCGCAGGTGATGCATATATCCCGCCGCACACGGGATTACCGGCAAACTGTACTGATCTCGCCCCTCCTGATATTCCCTCCAGTCATATAGCTGTTTTTGACGCTGAAACCCAAACGTGGAGTCTGCAGGAGGATCACCGCGGCGAGACGGTTTACGACACAACAACCGGCAATCAGGTTTATATCTCCGAGCCTGGTCCGTTGCCCGAAAATGTCACATCAGTTTCACCAGTTGGTGAATACCAGAAATGGGATGGTAAGGCTAAGGTCTGGGTAAAAGACGAAGCGGCTGAAAAAGCAGCGCAGCTTCGTCAGGCGGAAGAAACCAAAAACAGGCTCCTGCAAATAGCATCTGAAAAAATCGCGCCGTTACAGGATGCAGTGGATCTGGACGAAGCAACCGATAAAGAAAAAGCTTCTCTTCTGGCATGGAGAAAGTACCGGGTACAGGTAAACCGTGTTGATACTTTAAAGCCTGTCTGGCCGGAGAAACCGGCCAGTAGTTTATAATTTGTCAGGAAAGCTCAGGCCTTATTTATAGCAAATATGAAGAAGGCCTGTCTGTCATAACTGATATGGTTACTGGTTAGTATATTAAATTTATACTCAATAACCTCTACACATTTTAAACCAATCTCCAGGGAAGGGTATGCCAGCAGGCCAAAGATTACACCACTTTTGAGGAATTGGCTTAATTGTTTCTTCTTTTTTATGATCTTGAGAGTCTGCCGCTATTGTAAGAGCAGAATATAGTGAAGATGGTAATATTAAAACCATTGCTAAAAATACGCTCTTAACGTGTTTCATAATATGTTACCTGTTAAATTGTGGCACACTATCCTTACGGTTACAGCATCCTTTACTATAGATATTAAACGTTATTCATTACTATCAGGTGAGTAAATAAAAACCATTTATAAAATATTTAACTTAAATAAAAATGATAAGCGCTATTATATTTTCTTTCCAATGTAAATTAATTCATGTGAAAGTGATTTCATGTGCTTTTTAAATCATGGCTGGCTCGCTCCCCCGGAGGAACAGGCCAGTTAACATTATCAGGAGTGTTTGTTATATCAATCAACTTCACTTCATTCTTGTAAGCCAGCCACACTGACAGTTTTGATCCTGTCCGTGTATTGTGGACACAGCCTTAAGCGAGGTTCTGGTTTTCAAATTGCTCCGGACTGAGATCGCCGCAGACCCTGACGGCGCAGGCTGGACGCTATCGTTTTTACATTGTACCTCAGGCCCAGGTTCACTTCCTCAGCAAGCCGGGGGCGCACCGTAGCGCTGTTTTGCCTGGCTGAAGGCCTCTCTTACGACATTATCGCAGTCCTGCCGGAACTGTTGGTGGGTATTAACGACTGCGCGCCTTGTTTGCCAATGCCGATTCCGAACTCATTCTGACGCCGATCATCATTGCCGTGTTGCTCGCGCCTGGTTTCAGCAAAAGCACCACGCTGGCTATACTGCATTTCTTTTTCCGCAGGGAGAAGTGAGTAAACGAGTATGGAAATGGAGCTTTCCCTATAATGGCGGCTGAAACTATTCATATGTCATGTATTGCAAATATCAAAGTGATAAATAAAGTTTCAACAGTCTATATTTTTTGTGAAAACGACTCGCTAAGGTGCTAACCCTATATGAGGGACTGATTGAACATCAGATATATCCCGGCTTATTTAATACTGTTTACTATGAGGGTAATAATATGTTTTCTCTTATTAAATGTATTAGTCGCGACTTGATCTGACACATGGCCTTGAAAGGTTGAGAGTTACCGGTTTTGATATGGGTGTCGAATCCTTATACAAAACACGAGGTAACTCTCATGCTTCATACTACCAATCCCGTCATCAAACACAAAGCCGGTTTGCTCAATCTGGCTGAAGAGCTCAGCAACGTGTCGAAAGCCTGTAAAATCATGGGCGTCTCGCGCGATACGTTTTACCGTTATCGTGAACTGGCCGATGAAGGCGGCGTTGATGCGCTGATAAATCGTAGTCGCCGCGTACCTAACCTTAAGAACCGTACCGATGAGGCAACTGAGCAAGCTGTTGTTGATTATGCCGTTGCGTTCCCGGCCCATGGTCAGCACCGAACTGCGCAAACAGGACGTTTTTATCTCCGGTAGTGGTGTCCATTCCGTCTGGCTGCGCCACAACCTTGAGAACTTCAAAAAACGCCTGAAAGCGCTGGAAGAAAAAGTGGCCCGCGATGGCATTGAACTGACTGACTGCCAGATCGCCGCGCTGGAGCGTAAAGCCAGTGATGATGAAGCCTGTGGTGAGATTGAAACCGTTCATCCGGGATATCTGGGGTCACAGGACACGTTCTACGTGGGCAGCCTGAAAGGCGTTGGGCGAATCTATCAGCAGACGTTCGTTGATACATACTCGAAGGTGGCTCACTGCAAGCTCTATATCACCAAAACGCCGATTACAGCGGCTGATTTGCTGAATGATCGTGTACTGCCGTTTTATGAGTCTCAGGGCCTGCCGATGCTAAGGATACTGACAGACAGGGGTACAGAATATTGCGGCAAAGTGGAACATCATGATTATCAGCTTTATCTGGAGATAAATGACATCGAACACACGAAAACGAAGGCGATGTCCCCGCAGACCAATGGCATCTGCGAGCGGTTCCATAAAACGATACTGAACGAATTTTATCAGGTGACGTTCCGCAAAAAGTTATATGGCGATTTTGATACATTACAATCGGATCTTGATGAATGGCTGGTTCACTATAATAATGAGCGAACCCATCAGGGAAAAATGTGCTGTGGCCGGACGCCGATGGAAACGTTACTTGATGGAAAACGCATCTGGTCTGAGAAGAATTTAAGCCAGATGTAATCTGACAGATACCTGTATAAATAACCGGTAACTGTCAGATCAGGTCTGAGCTAATACAACTAATTGTATGTTATTTGTCGTTTATTGCTAAATATATATCGTTAATTGAAGGCTTGATGCGTGTGTCTGCGTTAATCTCTTTTCATTGTGCTGTAAATTAGGCAGTGGAATATGTTTAATATCCGCAATACACAACCTTCTGTAAGTATGCAGGCTATTGCTGGTGCAGCGGCACCAGAGGCATCTCCGGAAGAAATTGTATGGGAAAAAATTCAGGTTTTTTTCCCGCAGGAAAATTACGAAGAAGCGCAACAGTGTCTCGCTGAACTTTGCCATCCGGCCCGGGGAATGTTGCCTGATCATATCAGCAGCCAGTTTGAGCGTTTAAAAGCGCTTACCTTCCCCGCGTGGGAGGAGAATATTCAGTGTAACAGGGATGGTATAAATCAGTTCTGTATTCTGGATGCAGACAGCAAGGAGATATTGTCAATCACTCTTGATGATGCCGGGAACTATACCGTGAATTGTCAGGGGTACAGTGAAGCACATGACTTCATCATGGACACAGAACAGAGAGAGGAATGCACAGAATTCGCGGAGGGGGCATCCGGGACATCCCTCCGCCCTGCCACAACGGCTTCACAGACGGCAGCAGAGTATTATGCTGTCTGGTCAAAATGGGAAAGGGATGCACCAGCAGGAGAGTCACCCGGCCGCGCAGCAGTGGTACAGGAAATGCGTGATTGCCTGAATAACGGCAATCCAGTGCTTAACGTGGGAGCGTCAGGTCTTACCACCTTACCAGACCGTTTACCACCGCATATTACAACACTGGTTATTCCTGATAATAATCTGACTAGCCTGCCGGAGTTGCCGGAAGGACTACGGGAGCTGGAGGTCTCTGGTAACCTACAACTGACCAGCCTGCCATCGCTGCCGCAGGGACTACAGAAGCTGTGGGCCTATAATAATTGGCTGGCCAGCCTGCCGACGTTGCCGCCAGGACTAGGGGATCTGGCGGTCTCTAATAACCAGCTGACCAGCCTGCCGGAGATGCCGCCAGCACTACGGGAGCTGAGGGTCTCTGGTAACAACCTGACCAGCCTGCCGGCGCTGCCGTCAGGACTACAGAAGCTGTGGGCCTATAATAATCGGCTGACCAGCCTGCCGGAGATGTCGCCAGGACTACAGGAGCTGGATGTCTCTCATAACCAGCTGACCCGCCTGCCGCAAAGCCTCACGGGTCTGTCTTCAGCGGCACGCGTATATCTGGACGGGAATCCACTGTCTGAACGCACTCTGCAGGCGCTGCGGGACATCACCAGCGCACCAGGCTATTCAGGCCCCAGGATACTATTCGATATGGCGGGGGCCTCCGCCCCCCGGGAAGCACGGGCACTGCACCTGGCGGCCGCTGACTGGCTGACGTCTGCACGGGAGGGGGAAGCGGCCCAGGCAGACAGATGGCAGGCGTTCGGACTGGAAGATAACGCCGCCGCCTTCAGCCTCGTCCTGGACAGACTGCGTGAGACGGAAAACTTCAAAAAAGACGCGGGCTTTAAGGCACAGATATCATCCTGGCTGACACAACTGGCTGAAGATGCTGCGCTGAGAGCAAAAACCTTTGCCATGGCAACAGAGGCAACATCAACCTGCGAGGACCGGGTCACACATGCCCTGCACCAGATGAATAACGTACAACTGGTACATAATGCAGAAAAAGGGGAATACGACAACAATCTCCAGGGGCTGGTTTCCACGGGGCGTGAGATGTTCCGTCTGGAAAAACTGGAACAGATTGCCCGGGAAAAGGCCGGAACGCTGGCCTTGGCCGATGATGTTGAAGTCTATCTGGCGTTCCAGAATAAGCTGAAGGAATCACTTGAGCTGACCAGCGTGACGTCAGAAATGCGTTTCTTTGACGTTTCCGGCGTGACGGTTTCAGACCTTCAGGCTGCGGAGCTTCAGGTGAAAACCGCTGAAAACAGCGGGTTCAGTAAATGGATACTGCAGTGGGGGCCGTTACACAGCGTGCTGGAACGCAAAGTGCCGGAACGCTTTAACGCGCTTCGTGAAAAGCAAATATCGGATTATGAAGGCACGTACCGGAAGCTGTATGACGAAGTGCTGAAATCGTCCGGGCTGGTCGACGATACCGATGCAGAACGTACTATCGGAGTAAGTGCGATGGATAGTGCGAAAAAAGAATTTCTGGATGGCCTGCGCGCTCTTGTGGATGAGGTGCTGGGTAGCTATCTGACAGCCCGGTGGCGTCTTAATTGAGCACGATATTCACCGCACCAGGCGAATGTGGTGCGGTGAACAAAGATATTCCCGGACAAACAACATCAGACAGCACTGATGATGCACAGGTGAAACAGGGGAGACTTCTTCAGTCAGGGCGTAGTGCAACTCAACCTTTTCGACGATAACGCGCCGCGCGCCGATAGTGCGAAGTTGATGGAAGTACTGGACCATCTTAATGCAAAAGACGGGAAGGGGACGCTGTACTTCGCCGGGCAGGGGATGTCGCAACAGTGGGCTATGAAGCGAGAAATGCTTTCACCTCGGTATACGACCAGATTTTCCGATCTGCCAATAGTCAGGTGACGGGTTTGATCAGCTCTTCCCCTTGATTTTTCACATTGCCAACGGCGCGCTTCACGGCGTGCCAGGTAAATTTATCTGTCGGCACGGCACCATCAGTAATTATCTCCTCTACCTCCTTCCCGCTTATGCCCTGGCGCATCCATTTTCGCGCGGTGCCAGGTGACAGAACGAGAGGACGACGGTCGTGAATGTCTACCAGACCTTTATCAGCTGCGGAGGTAACAATCAGGAATCCCTCTGCGTCATCGCCGCGCTCAAACGGTGTACTGCCAATGGCAGCCATGAATATCGGCTTCCCGTCCTTTCTGTGAATGAAATACGGCTGTTTCTTGTCGCCTTCCTTCTTCCACTCAAACCAACCATCAGCAAACACGATAGCTCGGCCATGTTGCCATAGCGGTTTAAACATTCTGCTGGTGGCCGCAGTCTCAACCCGTGCATTAATCAGCGGTGGTTTATCCCACCATCCGGGCGCAAATCCCCAGAATACCGGATCCAGATGCAGTTGCTCGTCGCGTTCACTGAGCAGCAGAACTTTGGTACCGGGCGCCACGTTGTACCGGCCTATAGGTTCAGGGTCATAAGCGATATCGCGCTCGGCTTCATCGGCCAGATATGCCAGGTATTCTTCGCGGGTCTGTGCTTGTGCAAAGCGTCCACACATATGAAACCTCCAGTCGGTCAGACTGAAAGTATAGAAGAGGATATGCGAGTGGCTGTTCCGGTGTTTCTTCGAGCGACCTCAACCAATGTAGAAGCTTCACTATTGGGGGTTGCCACTAGTAGCATCATGTTGAATGTACTGGCGTGAAAAAATTGGAATCTTGAAGAAAACTCTTCCCCAAAACTAAAATCAACGTTTTGATAATCAATGAGTTGTAAAAGACAGTTACTGGATTTTTTTGATAGTAGGAAGAATGATAATTTCAACTTTATCAAATGGTTGGTATGTTTTTGGCAATGTAATGCTGCGCCACATGCAGTGGTTCGAAGCGGCGGATCTGATTGTTAAAGGTATGGAAGGCGCGATTGCCGCGAAGACCGTGACCTATGACTTCGAACGTCTGATGGACGGCGCTAAGCTGCTGAAATGTAGTGAGTTTGGCGACGCGATTATCGCAAATATGTAATAACGATAATTGTTAAAATAAAAACGGGGACTTAACGTTCCCGTTTTTATTATTAGTATTCGAACGGTTATCAAAATAATTTATCAAAACTCTCTCAATTCAGACCGCAATAGTAATCCATCCTTTACCCCGATCGTCATGGTAACCTGAGACTCCCTGAAAATTGATAGTTACCGATTTTGATTGTAGTGGTTTTCTTTATGATGTGTGGTTTGGCTATTTTTTGAAAGTGCCTTATCAGATTTGTTGTTATTATCAGGATAATATTTCAATAAAAGGTGATAATTTATAGACTGCAATAGTGGGTAGATTAAGTATTTTATGAAATTATTAGTATGCTTTATTTGCACTTCTACAAGGCGGCTAAGAAGTGTTGAAATATCAGCCTGATAAAGAATACGTCAGCGAAAGTGAATACTATTAGTCGTAAAAATTCAGGAGACATATGCTCAAACCTATCTGCTATAGTGGAAGCGTAAAGGTTCCGCAATATCTGGAAACAGATAAGGAAAAAAATGTCGGACATACTCCTCTGTCTTCAGACATTCAGCAAGTTAAAAATGTTGTTGAAGATGTTCCGCCATTTCCAGAAAGCAGAGCGGCGAGAGGTTCTGTAAGCGCAGCGTACAGGCTTTCTTTTGACGAAGTGTTTTGCGGTATCAGCAATGAAGAGCGTAAAAAGGCGTATGGTCGCCTTTTTGGAAAACAAGTACTTGCACATATTCATTCCAGGTGTCAGCGCGACGCTGACATAATAAGAGAAAAAGCGCTCAGGCGGATAAGCCGTGAGTGTGGTGCCGAAATAGATTGCACTCTTTTGCTAAATAAGATGGTGGATGTTTTACAAAATGCCCGGTTGACAATAAATTTTAATGCAGCAAAAATTGACTTTGTCTCTCTCTTAAAAAATAAAGAATATCTGAACTCTTATGCATTAGGTTGCAGACCAGGCGATTTACCCGCTTATAATGTCGGACGTGATTCAGTTGAAACTAAAGCATTTGAACTGGAGAAGCTTGCAGATTCACCTTATGCCCCATATGGTCAGACAGGCGGTTTTTCCGTAGCATATACTCCCAACAATAGAACTTTTAGCCCTACAAGCAGACCAATTTATGCTGCACTGGACTTTCTGAACGGTGAAAATGGAGGTGCCAGCGCCTATGGGAAATCATTTTTTGAATTAAATGATAATGTAAAAACAAATTGTACATTTTCACCTTTTGATACCTACGGCCACAGATTTGGTCTGGATACGAGTAAATTATCTACATTTTGGCATATGGAGAACCTGATCGCATCCTGTCAAAATGATTTTTTTGGTTATAATTGCTTTAAGAGTTTGGTTAAAATGGCTAAGGGCGAAAAGTTTTTAGCTCACTCTAATTATGGTACAGGCTATGAAGGGAATTATATAGAGGCTCATATCCATGGTGATGTATGCTTATTTAGAGATATAAAACACGTTTATTTGTCTTTGCAAGAAAATTCTTACTCGAAAAGTCAACTATATGATTATGCAAAACAAATAAACCAGGCGCTTAATAGAGACTGCATAATATTATATTGACAAGCTTATTATCAGTTTCTTGAAAAGAGCTTTAAATGATCATGAGCGCATATTTCTTGAGGTAGGCAGTAACTGCTTTTATATTTATTAGCTTAGGACCGCTCTGGCAGATACCTGTGTGGCACTTCAGTATGGCCTGGCAAAATAGAGGAATATGGACCAGCAGAAGCGCCTGCTGGCTACTTTTCACCTTAAATCGCTGGACTTCAGCGGCGCTTCAGATGAAGCGACCTTCACAGTCATCAGGTGGCCTGCATTACCACAGGAGTGATTTACTGGCTATCGATATTCCTGCTCATCAGGTTTTTACGCCATCTACGTACATTTATTCTGCTATAAATTGAAATACTGCAAAAAATATTAAGGCTTATTATTTTTTCTTTAAGTAAATTTTCGTTCAACAAACTTGGATGCGGGAATGTTTGAAATATCATTGCCTTATACTAGATCTCAGATACCTACAACTCACAACTTTATTAGATCATCTTTCTGAACATATTAATTTTCTGGCGGTTATCAACAATAGGCTGACTAAATTGCCAGACACTTTACCTGGAGGGTACAGACAGATTACGCGGGTAGGATCACTACACCGGAAAAAGATTGCCAGTTAATAAGATGTCGTCCATGATTCAGTTGGATGATAATGATTTATTCCCCACTCTTTGATCCTACAATAGTGATCTGATAGTTATCCAGAACGTTCTTGCAAAGAACGGGCTTGTTAAATTATCGTCAATTTCTTAATGAGTTATGTCCTGCTTTGCTGAAAATGAAAACCAGTAGACAGACGACGGCGATCAATACGAGCCGGAAGTACCTGTGTTATTACCGTGGCAGGAATTCTGTAACTGATAAAACAGGTGTGCTTATTATCAGTGATGAAATTTTTTATATATGTATTAATTGCTATTCACAAGTAATTTGAGTGTTTGTTGTGGTTGGTAACATTGTGTTGAAGTAAATCATGATAGACTGGATTTAGATGTGATGAGATATAATAAATTTGTGCTTTGTTAATTATTTTAAATGTACAGGAGAGTAGCATGTATATAAATAAGTTTGTGCCTGTTTATACATTATTAATTCTCCTTTATTCTTTTAATGCCAGCGCTGAGTGGACAGGAGATAAAACGAACGCCTATTACTCAGACGAAGTTATCAGTGAAATACATGTTGGTCAGATAGATACTAGTCCTTATTTTTGCATAAAAACGGTTAAAGCTAACGGTAGTGGTACACCAGTTGTTGCATGTGCGGTATCAAAGCAGAGCATATGGGCACCCTCCTTTAAAGAACTTCTTGACCAGGCAAGATATTTTTATAGTACAGGGCAATCCGTAAGGATTCATGTTCAAAAAAATATCTGGACCTATCCGCTTTTTGTAAATACCTTTTCAGCAAATGCTCTTGTGGGACTATCATCGTGCAGTGCGACACAATGCTTTGGACCCAAGTAAGAGGGGGGAAGAAATAATGAAAAAGTTAATACTCTTAACCTTATCTATAGTTAGCTTTAATAACTATGCAGTAGATTTTGTGTATCGTGTGGACTCAACCCCGCCGGACGTTATTTTTCGCGATGGGTTTTCACTACTTGGGTATAACCGTAACTTTCAGCAATTTATCAGTGGAAGGTCATGTAGTGGTGGAAGTAGTGACAGTCGCTATATTGCAACAACCTCAAGTGTTAATCAAACATATGCTATAGCCAGGGCGTACTATTCTCGCTCAACATTCAAAGGTAATTTATACAGATATCAGATTCGTGCAGATAATAATTTCTACAGCTTGCTCCCATCCATCACCTATCTGGAAACGCAAGGTGGTCACTTTAATGCTTATGAAAAAACGATGATGCGATTGCAAAGAGAGTATGTTTCCACATTATCTATTTTACCCGAGAATATTCAAAAGGCCGTGGCGCTTGTTTATGATAGCGCAACAGGTCTGGTAAAGGATGGTGTAAGCACAATGAATTCCAGTTATTTAGGTTTAAGCACTACGTCTAATCCTGGCGTGATACCTTTTCTTCCGGAACCGCAGACGTATACCCAACAACGAATTGATGCATTCGGCCCATTAATAAGTTCATGCTTTTCAATAGGTAGCGTATGTCAATCACATCGAGGGCAAAGAGCTGACGTATACAACATGTCTTTTTATGATGCAAGACCTGTAATAGAACTTATACTTTCTAAATAAATGAAACTTACCTATGTTGCCTATTAAATTAAACAGACCGTTTATTAGTGGTCTGGTTAATATTGTTTATTAAGTTGGCTATCCACTTAAATATAAATTGTTTATATACTTCAATAAGTTTTTTATCAGATTCATTGCATTATCAATCATAGCATTCAGGTACGTATTTTATTAATATTAGAAGGAGTCATTATGACTAAAGATGAAATCTTTGCAGCTATCCTTAGTAGAGAAGGTGGTTACGTTGATCACCCTGACGACAGGGGGGGACCAACGCATTGGGGTATAACCCTGACGACGGCCCGGGCTAATGGCTATATGGGGGATATGCGGAATCTTACCCGTAATCAAGCATTAAAAATCCTTGAGGCAGATTATTGGTATGGTCCACGACTTGATCAGGTTGCCATTATCTCTCACTCTATCGCAGCTGAGCTTTGTGATACTGGTGTGAACATGGGACCCTCAATCCCGATTAAGTACTTCCAGCGTTGGCTTAATGTTTTTAATGATCAGCAAAAAATTTATCCGGATTTGATAGCAGATGGTCAGATTGGGCCACGGACGCTTTCGGCACTAACATTTTTTCTCTCTCACCGGAGAGATGAGGGCGAAATGATACTTATCCGTGCATTGAATTGTAGTCAGGGACAACGCTATCTGGAGTTAGCTGAAAAGCGCCAGGCGAATGAGTCATTTGTTTATGGATGGATAAAGGAACGGGTAAGGTTGTAATTCCCTTACTTACCACTATGGCGGTTTGTGATGATAGCATATAATGATATATTCACACAGAGAACTGGTGAAAGCCACTAAGTCTCATTATTACTATATTAAGGCGTCAGGTTTTTCTATAGTTCTTTGTGTGTTAAAAATGAGAAATTAATTATGTTGTATGGTATGAGAATGATAGTATTTCCAGCCAAATATTCTTACGGCTAAATACATTATTATCCTTTTCCATTTTGGCACGCCCAGAACTTTCATTCCATCCAGGAATATGAGATCGGACTCTTTTCTGTTACGTAATGGATAATGATACAGGTAGTCATGAATGATTGCCGCTTTGGCATATTCACCATCCGGTGGCAATAATGACCAGAAAATACGCGGAACAGTGGCAAGGTCGGTAACGAATCCTACCGGTACTTCAATGACATCATTTTTATCTTCACTGAGATAAAACCTGAATGGCTCATAAACACGCCATTTATAATGACCTAACATTTCCATAATTGCTGGACTGGTAAAACAACTCATAATTTTACCTTACAATAAATATATATTCTGCACCTTACGCTCAAAGTACATGTCGTCAACGCTATTTACTCATTAACAGCTTCGTGCCAAAAAGGCTACGGGATAATGATCAGAAGCGAGTTGTGGATTACGTAATGCTTCAACCCTTTGTGAATAAGGTGCTCGATCGACAATGACCCCATAATCTAAAATACCACCGCCAATTTGCGTGGGTTCTGTAGGTGCGAGTACGGCTACAACTCGTTCCAGATGCTCAGTCATCAGGTCATTTTCAAGTCTGTCTGGGCTGCGATTAAAATCCCCGGCAAGAAACCAGGATAAATGCCGCATCTGAGGTTGTCTAAAAAAATTAATGGTAACCCTGACAATAGCTGCAGCATCCGGACCTCCACTAGCCAGTGCGTGCGCTGTCAGAAAAACATCATTACCCAGTCCGATGCCAATGACGGGGCGAGATGCGACAGTTGTCGGACGCAAGACATAAACATTATCCGCTCTTTGTCTGGAAACTATTGCCAGATTAACACGGCGCGCTCCAACATCAATAGCCGAGTGGTAGATATATCTTATATCCTGACGGCTGGTGGTTCCGAGATTCCAGGTGTATTCATCAATGGGAATACCCACTCCAAAAGGCTGAATATGTCGTCCGGTAGGAACCGCTGAGGTGGGAACAGCACCGGCCTCCTGTACCATAAGAATATCCACACCGGCAGTACCACTTAAAAGCTGTCTGACATTGACATTCCATTTACTTTCTGTAGATGCTGAAGAGCCCTGAAGATTCCAGGTCATAACTTTGTAGTCACTGATATTAGCGCAGGCAAAAGAAATATAGCTGCAGATGATCATGGTCAGAAGGAAAAAAACAGGTTTTTTCATGATATCTACTCTCCCGATTATTACTTCTTTATCTGAATGATATATGTGTTCATAACCCATTGTTTCATGACGTTGATTTTATTCTGGCAATGCCTGACTTGTTTCTGGTTCTATGTCTTGTGCAGATAGTAAGATACATAGTCTAACGTCAATAAAACTAAAATAGATGTCTATTACAGAGGTAAAATGATAGTTTATTCAGTACAATCAATTAATTATTGTTAATACCAAAGAGACAACTATAGATAAACAACTAACTGAATTTAAAACTACATTCACTTATCTCATTGTAACTGTATTGGGTTGATTTATATGCGGTAATAGAGATTCGATATCATTAGTAATTTATAAGCAAACATAAATTTTTAATTACCAGGATTATTATATCCCTGTGTGGAAGGTAACATTTCATCTATTCTCATTCTTGTAGTGACACAGTAAATTTGGTCACCTGATTAAAGGTGATATTCTCACCTCAACACAAAACAGGTGACTTAATGAACAAGAAAACCGGACAAATTAATGGATACATCTTGAACGACTACAATAGCGTCACACCTCACCATTATAACGGTGCACTGACGCCGGAAAAACCTGAGAACAGGTACCGTTTTTACTGTAAAACCGTGACCAATAGTGTCGATGCGCAGCAAAACGTATAATCCGTTGATAGGGCGTACAGGTGTGGCACTGGGCAAAACGTTCAGTGGCAAGGACTGGAGCTGGCGGCATTTGGCAAATAGAATGTTGACCACGCTATAAACGCCACTTCCGCTACATGTTCTGAGTGGTGGCGTTTGCGTTATATCGTCACAGACAGCGCCTCAGGGCGCTGTTTTCGATCGGATATGTCGCTTTCGCAGGAGGGGACGTTATTCGGCGACCAGCCACATATCAGCCTCTTCAAACATCTCTTCCAGCATACGGTGCAGCCGTTCTTTCTCGGTTTTTGTACAGTCACTGTTTAATGCGTTCGCCTGCATTGGCTTAACTTTCACTTGCGCATCGGGAAAAAGTTGATGTACACGTTTTGTGAGTTCATTGAGGATGATTTCGCGTGCGCCTGGCAAACCTTCAACATTTCGCTTGTCATAAACGAGTTCGACGAACATCGCCATTTCCTTTTTACTGGTTGGATGACCAGTATTTAAGCTGGGTATATAACCTGTGTCAAGGTTTAGCCGCCGTTTTGTCATCCTGACGTCGCGGACGTAAAGTAAATTGGCCACACGTGGAAGTAAAGGTCGCTAACCTGTTGTCGTGTCATGAGGTTAGCGGCTCTCTCTTCACAGCGGTGTCCTGCTACCTGATGGTAAATTCCAGGGCGCGACTAAAATCGCAATCGGCCAACACAACAGGGTCGCCTTTTCTGACAATAATGCTATTTGTGCCCAGGCATTTTCGGCTCTGTTTCCCCTTAATTTTGTTATCATCAGTGAGCCAGCGCTGGTTATCATTACCCGTGCATGAATAAAGAATGATTGGCGTGCCTTCTTTCGTACCCTGTCCTGCAGCATCCAGACATTTCTCACCCTGCATTATTCTGTCTCGGTGAAATGAGAAAAGCTGAGATTGCACATGCTTACACTCCCGCAGCGTCAAACGATTCTGTTGATCTGAGCCTGTATCAAGGCACAGACCATCAGTTGTCCGAATTTGTTCCGCGTCATTTATGTAATAACCACCGGAATTAATCTGGTTTTGTGTAATGACTGGGAACGACACATTAATACTATAAGGTGCGGGTAAGCCGTTCGTCGTACATCCACATAAAATAGAGGAGAGGCAGAGAACCAGTGTGGTTTTTCCTGAAAGCAAAGTCATTCAATTATTACCCTAAAAATAAATAGCGTTACAACTATATTGGCGATTTATACCCACTGAATATGACGTAGCATTGAGCGGCAATAGAGATAATTCCGATAGAATCACATAAATACTTCGGTTAAATGCGCGCAGCCAGCCACTCCTGTGACGATGGGTATATAGCGTTAAATACTTTTGCAATATTAGATGCTATCACAGTGAAAAACGGCTGTACATTTCTTCACGTTAAACAAAGTGAGAAGGGGGCTGACACCCGATATATGATAAGAGAGGTCACGGGAGTCATCAGCAAAATAAATCCTTTAGATTTTCGTCACTGAAAACATTCTGCAGCCTTTCAGACAAAGCCTCATAGCAGACTGCGGAGGTATACGGGCTCGCTAAATTTTTCTGAAAAAATGCCGAGGGACGAATTATGAAAGATAAACGTTGGCGGCGGTAGGTCCGCGGAGGCCATTAATACGACAAAACTCAACGCGTATACCGGGGATAAGCGCTTCTGTTTCGTGTTGGCTAAATGCTGAAATGTGGACCTGAACATCTTTGCGTCCATCGGAGGGGGTGATGAGACCTTTACCGCTCTTACAATCAAAGGTTTTGACAATTCCTGTCATTTTACGAGACAAACAAATTCCTTAATGGGGATAACGGGGCGCACTATACACGTCAGGAAAAATAATGCCAGCTATATTTGATGGCAATCAAGATTTCCGGATGGCTAAAAGTAGTCGTTCGGCACCATTGTAGATAAATAACATTATGTTCTGGAGAAAGTATTCCCTTTCCTGGCGTCGTTGGTTGGTGCGGACATCATGGGTTTTGCCGTCGGGCAGGATGGTGAACTAATCTGCCTGGCTTGCTTTTTATCGGTATTTGCAGGCGGTTGCGGGGTTTTACTACCAAAATCGTAGATAAAAATTTCCCATGATGTCTGTTGTAAACCAGAACAATGGCCTGAACTGGCCAAAACATGGAATGAAAAAATAAGTAATGTCCAAAGCATAAAAGCATGATGTCTCATAACACCTCCTGTTATATGTAATGACTTGTGAAGTTCATCTAATGAATTATGGAACGTCATTGGCATTTTTTATTCAACGAAGAGTTAACCACTCTTAATAATAATGGGTTTTATAGCGAAATAGACTTTTTTATCGCGCGTTCAATATTTGCGTCTGTTATTATTTTTCTGGAATGTAAATTTTCTCTCAACACGGGTGATATTTATGTTGGAATTGTGGTGTTGATTCTATTCTTATAACAAGAAATGTTGTAACTGATAGATATATTAAAAGATTAAATCGGAGCGGGAATAAATCGTGCTAAGCATTATCGTGGATATGATTACAGCGCCTGCGATGACATATAACGGTATTGCGGCTGGAGCGTCACGTGAGGACTGTGAAGCACAATGCGATATGTTCTGGTTATATGGCGAGTTTGCTTAATGACATGTTTTTAGCCGATCGGCGTCAGGTTTCTTAATGTGGTTGTGAGGGTTTTTCTTTAAATATCAAATGGTTGTATGGCGAGTTTGTTGTTCTATAGTGGCTAAACACTTTATGGTTTCTGTTAAAAATATATGCGTGAGAAAAATTAGCATTCAAATCTATAAAAGTGAGATGACATTGTAGAACCGGTTACCTTAAGGAGCGATAGAGAACTTCGGTAGTAAAAATCTCTTTCAGGAAGTAAACGTATCAGGAGCGATAGTGGTGAATTATTCGTGGTTTTGTCGATTCGGCATAGTGGCGATAACTGAATGCCGGATCGGTACCGCAGGTGTTTAAACACACCGTAAATAATAAGTAGTATTAAGGAGTTGTTATGAAAAATATTATTTTATCCACTTTAGTTATTACTACAGGCGTTTTGGTTGTAAATGTTGCACAGGCCGATACTAACGCCTTTTCCGTGGGGTATGCACAAAGTAAAGTTCAGGATTTCAAAAATATCCGAGGGGTAAATGTGAAATATCGTTATGAGGATGACTCTCCGGTAAGTTTTATTTCCTCGCTAAGTTACTTATATGGAGACAGCCAGGCTTCCGGGTCTGTTGAGTCTGAAGGTATTCATTACCATGACAAGTTTGAGGTGAAGTACGGCTCTTTTATGGTTGGGCCAGCCTATCGATTGTCTGACAATTTTTCGTTATACGCGCTGGCAGGTGTCGGCACGGTAAAGGCGACGTTTAAAGAACATTCCACTCAGGATGGCGATTCTTTTTCTAACAAAATTTCCTCAAGGAAAACGGGATTTGCCTGGGGCGCAGGTGTACAGATGAATCCGCTGGAGAATATCGTCGTCGATGTTGGGTATGAAGGAAGCAACATCTCCTCTACAAAAATAAACGGCTTCAACGTCGGGGTTGGATACCGTTTCTGA